TTCAGCGACAGACATACGACCTTCTAGTGTATCAATGTCGAATTCAGCTGTTGTCATGCGAGATTGCAACATAGACTCTGCTGCTTGAGCACGAGACTCTTCGTAATCGATATCAGATTCTAAAATAGAAACTGCTGAACTTAATTCAGATTCAGTTACGTATCCGGTATCTAATTGATCAATTAATTGTTGCAAACTAGAATCGCCTGCAATTCTTGCAACTTCTTCAGCAGATACTGCAGAAATTCTTGCAGATTCTTCAGCAGATAAAGCAGATTCTCTTACAGATTCTTCAGCATCAATTTGATCATCAAAATAATCGATAACCTCGGGCGCTAAATGTTTCTTTTTAATTCGTAAATCGGACATGTTTTCCTCCATTGGTTTTTTGGGGAATTACCCCAAAACATTGTCACATATAAAAGTTTATTTCTCCATATGTAGATTGGTTTATAATTAGATGTTTAGAATGTTTTTTCTTAAAAAATATGGGATAGAATTACTTCTACCCCATATTAATTATTTACTAAGAAAGTTGACCGGTAATATTATCGATCAATACGTTTTTACGAGGCTGATAACCAGCAAGACATAGGAAACGGAAGTGAGCTTCAGGCAAACTAAGATCATTGATTGCCATTTTCAAACGAGAATACGGAGACAATTGATGAATTCCCCAAGTATTTGCTTGAATCAAGAAACCAGTCACTGACCCTGGACTGCGGAAGCCAAGATCCGTAAATACCGTAGATGCTCCACCAGCAGCTTTTACACGACCAACAAATTTGGCAGAAGCAGCAGATCCACCAGCTTCAGAACGATAAACGTTAAAATATTTAGCACCATTATTAGTAATGGTTACAGTAATTTTATCGCCAGCAGCAGAAGTATGTGAAGCAGCAGGAGAAGCAAGAGATTCTCCTCTTTCATTTACAGCTGTTACATAATAAGTATAAGCTCCGGCAGGAAGAACTGAATTAGCATCAGCAGGAGAAGCAAGAACTGGCGCAGCAGGAGCTGCAAGAGAACCAGAACGTGCACGAGCCGGTCTAGTTTTACCAGAAACAAATCTTGAAGCTTCTAAAGAAACTAAAGCAGAAGAAGTCCATTGTTGTCTTAGTTCAGCACCTGTTTTAGACTGAGCACTTCCGCTAAGAACAATTCTTTCTTTTGCATGAGCAATTTTGTTATATTGAGCAAGAGAAATAGGATCTAACACAAGCTTATCAGCAGAACCGTGATTCATAGCAGAACGAACTGCGGCATCTTCTATAGTAGACTGTGTAAGTGTACCATCAGCAGAAAGAACCACTGTTTGATCAGAGCCGTATTCGGCAAACATAAGATCTTGGGTATTAGCCATTGCGTCACTCATACGAATTTGAGCATCAACACCAACCATATTTGGAACATCAGCAATAGAGCTAGGATCTCCAGTGAAAAAACCATCAGAAGAGAATGAAGCCTGACCTTGGAAAAGATCAATTTCAATATCACCAGAAAGTTTCGCAGCAGCATCAGAGGCAGCACGATCTTCAGCTTTTACACCGTCAAAAGCACCAATCATATTAGCAGCAATAGAAACACGACGCATTGTAGAATAATAAGCCATTGGAACTACAGCACGTACATAGTTTGAAGTATCTTCTTCTCCAATACCACCTTCATACTGAGCAGATCCACCAAAAATACCGTAATCAAGTTGACGGTTAAATTGGATTAATTGAGATTTAGAATCTTTACTATCAAGCATTTTTTGAAGCTTAATATGAGAATCATCCCAAGTAACATTTTGCATAACAGGAGAAAGATCTTCTACCTGTAATGCTGCACCTTGAGTAAGACTATCTGGAGTGGCATTGTAGCTGCCAACTTCTAGTGCCTTAACTAGTTGTTGTAATTGTTCGACAGTGTTCGACATGGATTCCTCCTATTTTGAAATTAAGTGTTTAATTTTTTCTACACTTCCGTTTTGTAAGTAAAAATTGTTTATAGCATCTCTATCAGACTTGGACAATGATTGAAAATCAAGAGCTTTTAATTTAGCAGTTACTTCGCCTTTTGACATTTCAGAAATATCAAAAACCTCTACTTCATTTTCTTCCGATTTAGCAATAAAACTAGTAGCTGTAATTGCTTTTTGAGTCGGAGCTTTTTTTGAAGAGAAAAGTTTGCTTACAAGATCATTTAAAGTTTCAAGATTTTTTTTCAACTCTTTATTTTCTTGAGCCAGGGATTGTTCAGATTTTTTTACTGACATATCTCCACATTTCTCTATTTCTATTTCTACTTCTTGATCTTCTTTTTTATCGTCTTTTTTGTCTTCTTTTTTAGAATCTTTTTTTTCTTTTTCTTCCTTTTCTTCTTCTTTTTCTTCCTCAGATTTAGTCATCATGACTTTTTTAAGAGAAGAATAATGAGCTTCAATTTCATTTTTACTCATAGAAGCATAAAGATCGTCAATTGTTTCAAATTCTTCAGAACCAACCTCTGCCGGTTCTTCAACTATTTGATTTTTTTCGTTTTTTGTAATGCTTTCCAAGGTTCTTTCAAATTCCTGTTCTACTTGGAGGAGCATTTCATCAACTTGTGCTTTTGTATACATGTCGAGTCTCCTTTATATGTTAGTAGAAAAAAATTAAGCACCCTTAGTTGGCCACATGACATTGTGACGTTGCTCTTCAGCAGAATCAGCAGCTGTTTCAGCATCAGCAAGAGTTGCATCTTCACCAATTTTAAGAGCAACACCTTGTTTTGCAAGCTCCATCATCACCTTGGCAACTTCAGTATGAGTAGCTACAGCGTTATCGATTGCAAGTTTAACTTCATGAGGTGCGAAAGAATCTAGAGGATTTCCAAAAACATCTTTAGAAACCGCATCTTTTGCTTCAATTTTAATTGATATGCTAGAATCAATAGCTAATTTTGTTCCTTTAGCTAAATCAGATTGAACAACAGAAAAACCTCTTTTTTCAAGAGATGATTTAAGTTCACGGGCCATTGCTTGTGATTTTGCTTTGCTTAACATAAAAAAATCCTCCTATAATATAGAAATTGTGTATCAACGAACTTTCAACAGTTTAGTATAAATTATTAATTCTCATATATAAGAATCTAATGATATTATGTAGTTACAATTAAATATTTTTACCAAATTTAATGAAAATAAATCTTTATATACAAGCACAGGACATAAAATGAGCAAAAATACTATAATCGATGGAATTGCGGCTTCCGAGCATATTGATTCTTCAGGAGAGTCTTTAAGTATCGAGGGAATGGACACTTCTAGTTTAGGAGGTCCGGACTCTATACTAAACTGGGAGCATGGATCAAAGGATCGCCCTGGTCAAGTTGTTGGCAAGGTAACTTTTGCCAGAAAAATCATGAAAAAGGAAGACGCTAAATCAGAAAGAGAGCTTTATTTTTGGAATAAAGCAAAAAAACCTTTTGTTTACATTAAAGCCGAATTATTTGATGGACTAGGCCATTCTGGCGCAGAGGATGTGGCCGCCATGTTAAAATATAAGAATAAAGACAAGGGCGAAGATAGCAGGCTTGTTGTAGGGTTTTCGATAGAAGGTGGTAAAATTGAAAAAAAAGGCATGCTTGTAACAAAATCCATTGCAAGAGATGTTGCCATTACCGTCAAGCCTTGTAATAAGATATGTGATGCAGAGGTTATTGAAAAAGACGTTTCTGATGATTTTCTTTACAAAAATCAAAATTTCGATTGTGAAATTATAAACAATGAATTATCAATAAATTCAACAGCTTTTAGATCAATGCTACTAGATAGTATTAAAAAAAGCGAATGGAAACCTTCTAAAGAAGATAAAGAACAAATTAAAGAATTAAAAATAAATTCTAAAGCAAAACAATTAATTGAAAAATATAATACAGATAACAACATGAGAAAAGCTCTTATTGCTGGCATGATATCGGGATCTCCTGATTCAAGAACAGGAACAGCAGCCTTGACTTCTGAACATTTAGAAGGTAAACTAGAAAAACCTTTCAGATCAAAATCTCAACGTAAATTTGCCTATGCCAACCCTGAAAAATTTGGCGGCAAAGAAGGTATAAAAGAATGGGAGAGTAAAACTTCTAAAAAATTGCCTGAAAAAGTTAAAAAATCTAAAAAGCTAGAAAAAAATGTTCCTTCTTTAGAATATACAAAAATAGCCGGCGAAAATATTCCTCGACAAGATGTTAAAAAAGTAACCATGGAAAACCCTTATGGATCTGGTCAAATGTATCAGGAAGATAAAAAATACCCAAGGGGTCTAAGAGGTCTGGTTAGATTTAACAAAGATAAACAAAAAAGTTCTGCTTATGATATAAGTTCAAGCTCTAGTAGGCCTGATCAAACACAGAACCAGATGGTTCGAGCAAGAAAAAAACAGATGCAAATGGAAGAACAAGGGAAAGAAGCCCCAAAACCAGGCAAAGGAAACTATCCTACAACCGAACAGCACGAGTCGTTGCATCATCACCTAAATAGGTTTGAAATTAAAAATCCTCAAAATGATAATTCTCAAGATTTAAGAAATTCATTAATAAGACACTCACTGGGATATTTTCATCCCGAAGCAGTAAAAGCCGTTCAGAGATACTTAATGGATAATCCAGCATATAAGAAAAAAACTCCAGAAAAAATAAACGAAGAAACACTCACTCATTTATCAGACTATAGAACCGACCCTGTAAAAAGGGAGGCTATTAAAAAATATAGCAGAATAACACACCCTGAAGAATTAAACAGATTTGATACTAGCATTAAGTCGTCGTGGAAAAATCTAATACCTGATGCAAAAGATATCTCGTCCGAACATTTGCAGCATATACATAACAGATTTTCAAGTGATAAGCCTGAGAATGTAGATAAATTTTATAAACAATTAAGACAAAGCTTTAAAGATGAAAAGTAACAGAATCGCAATTGGATTAATTGTAAATCAAGAAAATAAAATGTTGATGGGAAAAAGAAACGACACAGATAAATGGACAATCCCAGCCGGACATATAGAAGAAAATGAGTGTCCTTTTGCTGGAATGGGAAGAGAGCTTAAAGAAGAGACAGGGCTAGATGCTAAAGAAATAAAAATGATCAGAGCAGGTTTTGAGGATGGATTACTGCTTTATTTATTTGAAATAAAAACAGACTCTGAACAAAAAATTGATACTTCCGGTGATCCGGATAAAGAATGCAATGATTGGACGTATGAAGATCCGTTTGATCATATTTATGAATTACATGTACCAGCTCATAAGAACTGGGCATTAAAACACTGGGCAAATAGGTAAAATTTATGAATTACGAAATTGTAGGACTGGTTCTTGCTGCTTTATTTATGATAAGTGGAGGAGTAGCTACTCTTTATAAAATGATCAATTCTTTAAGAGAAGAAAGAGATCGTGAAAATGAAAAATTATTAAAAGAAGCAAAAGAATATACCGATGTAAAATGTCAATCTTTAGAACAAGAGCTTGTTCATCAAAAAGATAAACATGAAGGTAAGATAGCAGAACTTTCTGATAAAATAGAACAATTAAGAGAAGAAATGAGAAGACATCATAGCCAGCTAGTAGAGCTTCTCACTAAAATGATAGATAAAACGCATTTTAAGGATTAAAACCTAGTTCTTTTGCTCTGGTCACACTAAGAGTTCCTCGGGCCTCGCCAGCTCTTTTGGTTCTCTCGTAGTCTATGGTTTTAAAATTAACAAAAGTACCTTTGGGAATTACTATTTCAAAAACAGTACCATCCTCAGGATCTTGAAAAGCTTTTCCAACACCGATCATTTCTAAACAATCTTCCATAACATTGTTTAATTCTTTTAGTTCATTTTTTAAACTTTCAACTTTTTTTGATACTTCAATAAAATTTTTTTGTTCATTTGTAAGCATGTATTCTCCTTGATTTTTTTATATACTAAACTAATTCTATGTTTGTGTCAAATAAAAAATATATGCAATATTTTCAATTACTTATCATATAATTTATCAATAATAATCTTTAAATCATAGTACGTTACAACGTTACGGTTAACCCCGTTCTATAGGAGAAAAAATGATTAGCCAAAGTGAAGAACGTGTATTAGCTATTGCTATTACAAACGCAAAACTTGCCAGTGAAATTGTTGTAAGAGTTATTGACAGTACTCCGGCAGATGCTGCAGCTGCTCAGGAAATTCTTGATATAATTTCAAGTTCTGAAAAAGAAGAAAAACAAATTGAAGAATATCTTATAGTTGCGCTTACTAGTCGTCGTCATGGAAAGGAGATTTCTGATAAATTAAAATTGATAGTCCAATGCCTAGAGCTTCAAGCGGCAGACTTAATAGCAAATAATATTGAATTAAATGAAAAACAAGAGTTACTTACTCCTCTTAGTGAAGAAACAAAAGAAAGACTAGTAATTGCAATGGCAAATAGATCTATAGCAAAATCTGTTGCTGATAAAATCGACAATGCTATAGCTGCTGCTGCTGCAATTCCCGACGCTGTATAATGGAAAAATCTGATTTAATGAGGGCTTTAATCAAAGGAATGTTTAAAAAGACAGATCCTGAGAAGCCCTTGTTGAACGAAAAACAGCAAAAATCCGAGTCGGAGGATCATATTTTTAAGTCAAATCAATCATTCCAAGTAGTTAGAAAGAAAATAGTAAGAAAAAAGGATTAAATTTTATAATTTTTTTCTAGAATATCTAATATTTGATCTTTAATATCAAAAATTTTATCATCTTCATCAAATTTTATTAATTTAATATCAATGCCTTGAGATATTGAATAATTATTTATGTTTTTAAAAAAATTATAAGAATCTAAAACACTAGAAGATTCAGGTATCTCTTTGAATCTGCCTGCAGAAAAAACCAAAGTTTCAGGCAATAAAAAAAAATGAACAGAACCATACTTATGGTTTATATCTTGCTCTTTTCTTAATAATTCTCTACAGTTATCATCTAAGGATAGTATACTTAATCCTTTTTTTATATTGTCTTGAAACAAAGAAAGGATAGAGTTTTCTTTTAAAATAACGCAATTACTATTTTCTTCTAATAAAATATCCTGTAATTTCAATTTGTTGTCATCTATACCATTCATTTCTTTTAAATCAAATTTTTTATCTTTTAAATACTTACGGATTTCTCTGGCCACTGAGGTTTTGCCTGATTTGTCTATACCATCTATGTAAATACATCTTATTTTTCTTGACATGTAATATATAATATCATAATCTTTAAGACATAGGAGCGCCCATGAAATTATCAGTTAAGTTCTTGAAAAATGTAGCAAATGTAAATACTTTTCAATATACATCTCAGTGGAATATCTCTGAAGGATCTTCTCAAATTTTATATTTTCAATTTGTTGATAAACTTAAAGATGATTTAAGATATATGAGTCAAGCAATTGTTATTGACGAAGTAGCGGTAACATTTTTAAATATAGATGAAGCTTCGGAAATTATAAAAATAGCGACACAAGTTTTCCCTGACGACAAATCAATCTGGTGTATTACATTAGCAAATGATGAAGTTCCAAATTCTGGAGCTGCAAAATTTTCTATAACAGAGGATGGACAAGAGCGCAGGTTCAGAGTAGAACAAGCTATTTCTGTTGATCTTCTTGATGCAGGGAGTTGTTAATGCCTTTTTTATCTGATCAAAACTACCCAAAAGATTATGGAACAAAAGCCTATCCGGTCGGGGCTGAAGATAGTAGTGAAGTCTTAAAAAGAATAGAACCTATCCTAACGCCTGAAAAATTAGTCAATAGATATTTAAAAGGTATAAATCTTTCTCAATATTCTAATGATGATTTAAAAGATATAATTGGAATTGCTGCTGATAAAACAGAGCTTTTAATAGGAACCACAGTCACTCCTGTAAAAAGAAAAGAAAAACATCCTTTTGATAGAAACCTATACCGAAGCTTCATCCACATAATGGCAAACTTTGGCCCGATTCTTCAAATTAATAAATTTTGTATCAGAAGCTCGAACGATAAGAACATATTTGAAATACCTGCTGACTGGATTGATGCAGCTAGGTTTTATCAAAAACAAATAAATGTTATTCCTTTAACAGTTGTAGGAGCTACAGGCATCAGTCAAGGTCAGCCCACGGGCGCAGCCGGGCTAGCTTTTATTGCAGCAATGAACGGAGGGATTGACTGGGTTCCTTCTTACTGGGAAATCGAATATACAACAGGTGTGTGTACTAAAGAAGGACAGGTCCCATCTATCGTGAATGAATTGATTGGATGTCTTGCGGCCATTAATATTTTGGGTAATTTAGGAGCGCAAAATAAAAACACTTCTGTAAGCATAAGCCATGATGGTATTTCTCAGTCCAGCTCTAATCCAGGTCCAAACCTCTATCAGACAAGAATTGCAGAATTAATGGCAGAAAGAGATCAAATGGTAAAGAAAATTAAAGGTGTATTTTATAATAAAAGATTTGTAACAAATATTTAATGATATTATATTTTTATGTATAAAAAAATTATACAAGAGATTAAAAAGAATGAAAACAATAATGATTTAAGTTATTTAAATAATGTAAAACTTAACCCAGAACATGGCAAAAAGATAGCCCAAGCCTATCAGGACATGAAGCACGATCCTGACCATCCCGAAGTTCAAAAAGCATACTCAGCACTCATTGACGAGACAAAACAACAATTTAATGATATGATGAATAAAGGATTGAAAATATCCCGCATTGAACCAGGAATGGAAAATCCTTATAAAAGTTCTAAAGAGTTACACAATGATGTTAAAAATAATAACCACTTATGGTATTTTCCTACAGAATCGGGCTTTGGAGATAATGAACAATTAACAAAACACCCAATGTTACAGTCCACAGGTGTTAAACATGGCGATAAAGAATTATTAGCAAATGATATGTTTAGAATAGTTCACGATATAAACGGGCATCATTTAGGAGGAGAGTCAGGGTTTGGACCTACAGGCGAGCATAAAGCTTACCTCACACATAAAAAAATGTATTCGCCATTAGCGAGTAAGGCTCTTGCTTCAGAAACTTTAGGACAAAATTCTTGGGTTAATTTTGGGCCTCATGCAGAGCATAATCAAAAAAATCCAAACCAAACCGTTTATGCCGAACAAAAGGCAGGGCTATTACCGGAAGAAATAGTAAACGGAGATTGGCATAAAAACGAAATCCAGAAAGGAGAATTAATGGAAATTTTAAAAAATTTTGCATTAACAAAATCTTATGAGTATTCGCAAAAATATCCAAAAATTTCTCAAAAAGATTTAAAGAAAAATTTTAACAAACTTCTCAGAAATGGAGTCGCATTACTAGGGCTGGTTCATGCTCATAAATACATGGATATGCCAAACCAATCCAATAATTCCAATAAATTAATCCCGGAAAGCAATATTTCTCAAGAATTTGAAAGAGATAGAAAATCATACTCTGATAAATATAATACCAATCAAGGTACAAATTTTTCAGATAAACAAAAAAAAATAGATAATTTTTTAAAAACAACATCAATGATTGAGAGTTCTGGAGGCAAAAATTTAAAACATCCCAGAATTAAATACGGAATGCATGCCGGAGACAAAGCAGTGGGGCAATGGGCTTTGATGCCAAAAACTATTAAGGAATTAGCAGGAAGAATGGGTGATAATTCTGAAATAGCTCCTTATGCTAAAATGGATAGTAAAAAAATATCACAGAATTTATCGCAGAATCCTGGTCACGAAAAACAGATAGCATCCTTTTTAGCAAATAAACTATATGACAAATTCAGTGGCGATGAAAACAAAATGGCATACGCTTGGAATCAGGGGCACAATATAAATCCTGATTCATTTAAAACAGACAGAAAAGATTATCTAAATCATGATTATGTAAAAAAATATAATGAATATAAAACTAACAACACCCCCAAACAGGAGATTTCTAGATCTATTGCAAATTTTGACAAAAATAAATAATTATAAAAAATATGAAAAAAAATACAAATCAGTCTCTTATTAATAAAGCAAAAAAAAGAAATTGGGACGATTTGGCGCATGATATAATTCAACTAGAAAAATCTATTGAAAAAGAAAAAAATTCTAAATCATTGATTTTATTAAAAAATAAGCTAAAAATATTAGAAGAAGAAAAAAGTAGCCGTCTTTTCGATTGTTTTGATATGAAAAATTTTTTAAACAAAAATAATGAAGATTTTGAATAAAATATTCTAAAAAAACAAATACTTAACTGTCTGAAATATCTGAAATAATCTTTATATTATATTGTTTTTAAGAGGACATATGGATATTAAAGAAGATGAAATCAAAGAAATAAATAAGTTAGGCAATCTTAATGGAGATGAGGTAAAATTGGTCACCCTAAAAGGCGGCCTCCATATTGGAATTGGCAAAAAATCTGAAGACAGTAAAAAAAGTGCAATTTTAGCAGTCGGTTCACATCCTGCCTTAGTTTCTTATCAAATTTCTAAACAATTTAATCAAAAATTTGAACAAAATCTAACCAAAGCCGAGGGAGAAATAACACCCGAAGTGATTGATTATTCAAAAAATTTGTCTCCTTTAAACAAAAATATACTCGGTTTAGATATATATGCTATCAAAACAGGTAATGATATAGATTTTAAAATTACCAAACATAACTTTGAGATCTTTTCTATCCAGGCAACAAATGACATGGGTATTCTTTCTTTGAACAAAACAATCAAAAATGATGAAAGATTGTCAAACCTTAACAAAAATGAATTAAGCAAAAACTTAGAAAAAACTATAAAACAATTTGCTAAAAATAATGAATTAAAAATTAAGAAAAAATTCTAAATATGGATAAATTAAAAATACCCTTTCCTCCCAACCCTGATATTGGAATCAATCTGGATTCTCAGGATGAGTTTATTAAAAATAGAGGGGTAAATCTTGAACATTATGTAGCAATACCATCTCCAATAGGATTAAAAGATAGAGGAGATTACAGAAGAACAGACCAATACGATTCTATTTCTTCAAATGGAATGATTTACAAAAAAGCCGGATGTTTTACTGGTGTTATTGTTTCTAACTCAAAAAGAAAAACAACAGGAGAAGGTGGTATAATTGACCATTCTACTGCAAGACTTCTGTTGCCTAGATTTTATAACGATCAAAAAGAAATACATCTTGCCCCTGGAGATAGGATTTTTATAAAAGACATAGATGTACTTGTGTCAAACTATCAAAGAATGCAATATGACCCGGGAAATTTTGATAGAGCGCAATTTCCTATAAAATGTGTTGAACATTTAATAGACAGTCGAGGGTTAGAATACAAAGAAGGAGTACATTTTAAAATTCAGGATGGATATGTTGAATGGATTGACGGGAAAGACAATCCGGGAATAGACCCCGATACCGGCAAGGGAAGAGTTTATTCAATAAGATATAAATACAATGCTCATTGGTATATAACCGAAATACCGAACGAAGTCCGAGTAGCGCAAACATTTGGATCTAATGGAGAAAAAACTGCAGAAAGAATGCAGTATTCTGCCATCATTCAAAGAGAATATGTTTATTATAATCAAAATAATGATATTAATAAGGATTATGGAAAGGAAAAACTAATTAGAAATATAGAAGAACCAAAAGATCCTATCGATACCATTTATGAATACGAAGTAAAAGTCGATATGAACGATATAGGAGAACAAGATGAATAAATTTTTTAGAAGAAAAATCGATGGGAGATGTGTAGAAGATTCTCAAACGATTGATAATATTGAACATAATTCGGAAGCAGGTGGTCAAAAAAATATGGAAGTAGGACCAGGACTGGTCTTTATAGGCGATGCTAGTTCTGAATTAATTGTGAATCCAGGAGATCAATTATTCTTTTTTAAATCCACCACAGGATTTGGTTGGGTTAAAATGTCAAAAACATCGGGAATAGGCGCTGTAGGATCGGTTCCTGCTGATGATACTTTCCCAATTGAAGGAGAAGGATTTACCAGATATTCTGCGGTAGATTATAAGTATATAAAGGCAAGTTCTGGGGTTTACCTTTATGTTTTAAGGGATGATAATCAGTTAAGGATTAATCCTTAATAGGCGGCAATGAAATGAGTTCTTCTAAAAAATTAGAGAATTTTCTAAAAAAATCAAAGAATGAGCAAAAAAAAGAGGCTCAAATAAAAAAGACAGAATGTATAAGCTGCGCAGATTGCGGTTTTAATTTATATGAAGGCGGAAAAAATTTAACATTATGCATTTGCTACGGCGAGGATTGGAATAAAAATATTAAAATTCAAAAGTCTGAAAACGCTATAAAAATGCAATTTCCTAAGACTATAGATCCAGAAAATATTGAGATGTTATTAAATACTTTAAAAAATATGAACAAGGAATAGGTATGAAAGAACAAATGACCTATGTAGCAATTGACGCTGACGATGTAGGAGAAAGTATCGGAGGAGCTGTGCTTTCTGATGATGCGAACAAACTCTCAACAATATCGGGGAAAATAAATACTGGCGTACAGATCTTTGCCAAGTGGGCGGAATATAATGGCGGATCTATAATAAGCAGTGGTAGCGATGAAGCTATTTTTCAAGTACCTTTAACTAGTATTGAAGAGTTAGAAGATTTGAAAAATAAATACCAAAACCATACCGGCTTTTCAGTTTCAATTGGTATTGGAGAAAAAATTTCTGATGCTGCAAAAGCTTTAATTTATGCTAAAGTAAATGGCAAAAATCAGATAGTTGATTATTCTCCTGAGATAGAAGAAGTAATGAAACAATCTATTACAGGTAATTTAGATAAAATAAAACCAGAACAAAAATTAGAAGGTGGAATAGGGGACGAAACAGAAGAATCAGACGTAGATGAAAATGAGTTCAAAACAGGTATTACAACTGAAAGAGAACATACTGAAGACGAGGATACAGCTGAAGAAATTGCTTTAGATCATCTTACAGAAGATCCTGAGTATTATTCTAAACTTAAAGAAATGGAATCTAAAGACGAGCCAGATGAAGAATCAGATGAAGAATCAGATGAAGAATCAGATGAAGAATCAGATGAAGAATCAGATGAAGAATCAGATGAAGAATCAGATGAAGAATCAGATGACTTGTCAAACTCAATAGCCATGGAAATGGAGCCTGATGAAGAATCAGACGAAATGGGTCAGCAAGACTTGGATATCGATGGTCGTCCAGATATCCAGGAGGAACATGGAAAAATAAATCCCGAGCAGGATGACATAGACAAAGATGGGGATGTTGAACATGAAGAAGCTATGGCTGTAGATGCTAACGAAGAAGATAGCTATAACGATGAAAATGATTTTGAAGATGAATATTTAGAATCAGATGAAGAATCAGATGAAGAATCAGATGAAGAATCAGATGAAGAATCAGATGAAGAATCAGATGAAGAATCAGATGAAGAATCAGATGAAGAATCAGATGAAGAATCAGATGAAATGGATCAAGAAGATCTTACTGATGAATCTTTAAAACAAGCTATATTTGATAGTTTACAAATTTTTAAACAAAACAAAGATATTTTAACAGCTCTTGCCACAGAAAATCCAGATTTATATAATGCTCTTGTTGTTTCTTTACAATCAATGATAGAAATGGCAAAAGAACTTGGATATGGTGGGTATGAAGATGATTCAAACCAAGGGATGGATGAAGATTTAAATCCGAACGATTTTGAAGTATTTGATGAGGAGTCTTCGCCAGATAATGCTGAAATGTCACAAGAAGAACTTTCTCCAGAAGATTTTGAAAAAAATGAAACCTTTTATAAATTAATAAATAAAATTAATACTGCAAAAAAAACTCTTGAGTTAAAAAAGAAAGAAGATAAGAAAAAAATGCTTTTAAAATTAAAACAAAAATTGAATAAGTTTAAAAGCAAAAATTTTCAACCCGGAAAAGATAAATCTAAATTTAAAGACAAAAAAAAGAAGGTTCCAAAACCTAAAAAAGTAGAAGCAGCGTCATTTTGTTCTTCCTCTAATCAAAAAATGAAAACATCTGGAAAAGATTGTAGAGCAAATGAGGATAAAGATTCTCCTGTATGTGCTGCAAGGAAAAAAATGAATTGCCGTGGCAAGAATGCCGAAAAAGGTTCTGCTATTCAAAAATCTGAAAAATTAAAGAAATTTTTGGAGAAAAAAAGAAAAAAGTAACAGGGTCGCTAGATAAGACAAGTGGTGGACTACCGACCAAACAGACCACAAAACATATCTCTAAACCCCATCATCAAGATGGGACTGTTAAAGGATATAAGATAAAAGATACAGATCCTTCAACAGGAAAGGCAAAATGGATTGACGGATCAAGGGGATTGGCCATGGACAATAGTGGGAATCCTGTAGCTCCTGAAGGGCAAAGTCCTGTGAAAGGAACTAAAAATAAACTTCCTCTTCCAGGTCTTGTATGATTTTAATTGATATAGAAATAGAAGGAAATTTAGAACAAGATATTGATAAAATAAAAAATAGCATTAGGGAAGATCTTAGACTTACAGTCAAGGCAATGGGTTCTAGTACATTAAAAAAAGCAGAAGAACTTGCTCAACAACATCTTTCTCCTAAACTTGCCACTATGTATAAAGCGGCTTTAAAAATAGAACAATTATCAGAAGATACTGTAATTATCGAACTGGATGAAAAAGCGATCTGGATAGAAAAAGGTCGTAAGGCAGGTTTTATGGAAGACCTTCTTAAATCAGGCACAAAAAAAGCTAAAGACGGTTCTAAATATAGAATAATACCTGTGGGAGAATCGAAAAGATCTTCCCAACCAGCTTCAGTAGGAGAGAATCTTGTACCGGAAATAAAAACTTTTTTACAAAAAAAAGGCATCAGAACGGGAAAAAATAATCTGGAATTGGATGATAACGGGAGTCCGAGGCTTGGTAAAATAAGTACTTTCAATATAAAAGATTTAAAAGATAAAAAACAATTTTCTGATAATATATCTAGAATAAGTGTTTTTCAAAATAAAAACCCTAAAACAGGCGGGGTTGAAAAAAGTATAACGGCTTTTAGAGTTATATCAGAAAAACATAGAGGAACAGGAAAATGGGTCCATCCCGGAACTCCTCCTGTAAATATATTAGAAAAAGCTTTTAAATGGTCTGAACAATTGTGGGAAACAGAATTATTCCCCGCAATGAAGTTAAGATATGAAGGTAAATAATGTCAATATGGCAAGGTGATGTCTTTTTTAGACGAATTATAGAATTAATTTTAAGAGATATCAGACAGAACCCATGGCTGTTGGATGATATTCTTTCAGATTTTATTACAGATCCCATGCTTTCTGGAATATACGGACAAAAAGAAATTGAAAATGCAAAAAAATGGATTACAGAAAATGAAGTATCCGTTTTTTTACCACATAGAATGGATCTTGAAAAAATGCCCTGTATAACTATTGCTATAGGAAGCAATATGGAAGACAGGAGTCTTGCTAGAATGGGAGATATGACCCATCTAGTAGAAACTTTACAACCAACCCAGATAGGCAAGGTTGTTCCTTATATAATACCTCCTTTTTACTACACCTCTTACGATCAAGCAACAGGTTTTTTTGAAGTCCCCAGCTCAGTCGACTTGGTAATAATTCAACCTAATATGGCTGTTATAAATCCTCAAACTGGAGCCGGTTTTATTATTACTTCAAAAACTAATAATGGATTTTTTATTACCCCTGGTACTGCAATAAATTTTGAAGTTATAGCAGTAATTCCTGAATATCGAATATACAAAGCTAGAAGAGAAATTGCAACTTTTCAAGAAAATATCTCTATTGGATGCCACGTTCATGGTGACCCAAACGCCCTGCTATGGTTATATTCTGTAATGATGTACGGATTATTAAGATATAGAGAAGGGTTAATAGAAAGCAGAAATTTTCAAATATCAAATCTTACAACTACAGACATGATAAGGAATGATGCATTCCAGAGCTTTGGAGAAAACGTGTATAGTCGTTTTATAACCTTGACTGGTCAAGTAGAAAATACTTGGATTAAAGCTCCAAAGCGTATAATAGAAACAATTAATATTATAAACGGGATAGATGCTGGGTTAATTATGATAAATAAAGATGGTGGGGAAGTTCCTGAAATTATTGATTCAGAAGAAGAGATATGGATATCGAAAACTGATCCAGAATAAATCTTTATATAGGGGTAAGTATGGATAATTATTTAAAAGAAAAAGCTGATTTATTATTAAAATCTCTTTATAAAAATGTAAATAAATTGGGACACAAAAAAGATGCCATTGAAGACGTATTAGATTCTAATACAACAGCAGAAATGAGTCCGGATGATATTCCTGCAGGAAGCTCTAGTGCTTTAAATAAATCTAAAATGCAAAAAAAACAAAAAGTTATTGAAAAAACAAAAAATGTTCAAGATGTGAAAAAAAATGAAGAAATAGTTGAAAAACTTTTGAAAAATTTAGATGTAATTTCAAAAGCTTGTAAATCAAAAATGCAAAAAAGATGCTGGGAAGGTTATGAGTCGACTCCGGGTAAAAAGGCATATTCAGAAGGCTCTTGTCAACCTATCAAAAAAGAAGAAAAAGAGAAACCTTTTGTAGGATATAATAAAGAAAAGCACTCTAGAGAAGGTGGACTGAGCACAAAAGCCAGAGAAAAATACAATAAAGAACACGGTTCAAACTTACAAGCGCCTGTATCTTCTAAAGAAGCCAAAAAATCACCTAAAAAAGCAGCCAGAAGAAAATCTTTTTGTGCGAGGATGTCAGGGACAAAAGGAGCAACAAGCAAAGACGGTAAACTTACCCCAAAGGGTGCGGCGCTTAAAAGATGGGATTGTTAATAAGTATTTGAATTTATTGAATTAAATTAGATATATAAGTAATGTAGAATTAATCTTTAATATATAAAAATCAGGGGATTGGTATGTCTGACAAAAAAATGTTTACAGCAGAAGAAGTGGCCAGAATGATTCTGGACAAAGCTCATAATACATTAAAAAAACATGAAGAAACATTAAAAAAATCCAAAAATACTGCTCATGAAATTGATGCAGGAGAAGAATTTAATAATGATGAGGCGGAATGTCCAGAGTCTTTAAAAGGCGAAGGAAATTCTGAAACTTCAAAAAATGAACCTAAAAAAGAAAAATCTTCTGTTGCAGAAAATGAAGATTCTATGATGGAGGATGAGCCTTTAAGTGACGATGAATCAGAAGAAGATGAATCAGAAGAAGATGAATCAGAAGAAGATGAATATGAATTTAAAAAATCTCAGTCTGGAATGCATACTGTAGAATACAAGAAATTAAAAAAATTCGGATCTCAGGGAGCACCTCTTGGATCAAATCTCGGAGCTTCAATAGCAGCAGGTATTCAGGGAGTTAAAAAAGATGAAAATTCTCCAGAAGCAAAAGAAAATCCTCAATATCATATAAGAGCTACACAAGAAGGTAAAGCTCCTAAAAAACCATGGACAACCGATACTAGGCGACATATAGATTATAGTAGAAGCGGAATGAAAGGTGCTAAATTATCCAGTCCAGAAGATCAAAAAAGATTTGAATCTGAAGCTAAAGAAAGATCAAAAAAGTTTAAAGAAGAAAGCAAAAAACAAGACTAGTATGGAAAAAGATAATAAAATTCAATATAAAATTCTTAAATCTGAGGCTTGCGGCCATACCATCGAGTACAGGATGGTAAAAAAAGAACATCAGCTTGAAAAAGCTCGTATTGACGAAGGATTGTCTCCTAGAGAAAAAATGAAAGCTCGTGAGGCAAGATCTTCTAAAGAAAAAGAGCCAAGAGAATTAAGTCCTGAGCAGTATGAAACTGGTAAAAAAATAGCCAGAACTAAGGCTGTTACTGAAACAGGTGAAAAACAAAGAAAACAAACTCTTAAAGACGTTCTTCATACACACAAACAAAATATACCAAAATCTCCCTCAAAGGAAGATTTGGAATACCCTATGGCTGCCAGTGAAGAAGAATGTGAATGTGAAGATAAAACAAAAAAATGTGAATGTGAAGATAAAGAAATCAAAAAAAGAGAAAAGTTTTACATTCAAAAGATTCAAGAATTAAGGAAACAATCACAAATAGATGCTATAAGAGGAGATTTGCCTACTCAATTAACTCCTAGAGGAATGACATTAAGAGGAACTCCACAACAAAGACAAGCTGCTGGAATTCCTAATTTTGTTAGCAACCCAGTTACAAATCGCACGGATTTGATAGGACCTAGTGGAAAAGGGGTATTACCTTCAGGACCCCGTTCTGATCAAGTATCTGCTATAAATAGATTTCAAGAAAATCAAAATGCAGAATATAATAGACCGGCAACTGCGTCGTATATTAAAGACGGTGTAAGAAATTTGATTGCACCTGCAACAGCAGCACCTGCAACAGCAGCACCTGCAACAGCAGCACCTGCAACAGCAGCACCTGCAACAGCAGCACCTGCAACTGGTTCTGTTACAACTGCTCCTACATCACAAAGAATGCAATTTGGGAAAGATAGCGGCGTAAGTTTTAAAGATGCTTTTGCACAAGCTAGAAAATCAGGTAATCAAGAATTTGACTGGTATAATCCTAAAACAGGTAAAACGCAACCATATCATACCTATTCAAAAGAAGAATTTCAACAAGGGAAAACTCTTGCTGCTGGAAGAAATCCTGAAGGTTTTCAATCACAAGCTATAGGTACTGACAATAAATATTTCAAAGGTTGGCAAGCTCAACAAAAAGCCTCTACTGGACAGCCTATTACCCCTGTTGCTGGACAAGCCCCTGTTGCTGGACAAGCCCCTGTTGCTGGACAAGCTCCTGTTGCTGGACAAGCTCCTGTCCCTACTGCTGTGCCAGCTGCAAAAACACCAAATCCAAATGCAAATGTAACAGGAATGAATCCAGATGGATCTATTTCTTCAACAGAATCTGATGGAAGGAAAACATTAACTATGTCTCAGAATCCCGTACCAACGGCTCGTCCTGATCAAATGGGAATGGCACCAGCTCTAAATGAGCCGGGTAAAGTGGGAATGAAAATCCCTGGTGCCTCTGTTAAATATCCAGAAGCCGAAGGTTTTAAATTTGGAGATACAGCCACAACCCAAGCCCCTACAAGCGAGCAAACTGAGGGGAATCTAAATTATAATAAAAATAATAAATTAAACTCTAGTATGGGCTAATAGGATAAATATGATAGAGAAAAAGAAAAAGAAAGAAGATAGTAGAGAAGAATTTAGAAAATACTTTTTGAAATTAAACAAAAAACTTAATCTGAATAAATCTTTAGAGGAAGTAATTTGGATACATCTCAAAACAATTGAACATGATAAAAAAGAATTGTTTGATAGAGGTGTAGAACACTTCGGATATAAATTATAATTTATTTTTGATATAAAGGAGAATAACTATGGCACAACGATTAACTACTAGCTTTGTAAATACCAACATCCCAGGTGCTTATCCAAGCGTGACGGTAAAATCAACCCCTGTAGGCATTTCAAGTACTGGTGATATTGTTATTATCGGAGAAGCCGAAGGCGGTGCTGATTTTACACAAGATCCACTTAAAGATAACTTTTTTACTGCTACTCAGTTAACTAGAGTAAGAGCAAAATATTTAAAAGGCCCAATCGTCGATGCTATGGCTGCTCTTATTTCTCCAAGCAACGATACTAATATACAAGGATCAATCGGCAAAGTTTATATTGTTAAGACCAACGGTGGATCTAAAGCAAAAGCCAATGTTCTTGGCGGATTTGATACGTATGGCATACTTAAAGATAAAAATTTTGGCGTTGATGGTAATAAGTATTTTTTTAAAATAACTCAAGCAGAAACCGAGGTTGCCCCTTCAATTACAGGTAATAGTTTAGCACCTTTTTCAGCCTCAAATTTTGATGACGTTTCTTTTAGTGTTAGATTAAACGGAGAAGCCATAACGACCATTAACTTGGAAGTCGGATCTCATAACACTTTAGAAGATCTTGCAACTGAAATTAATTATAAACTCCCCACAGGATTAAGCTGTTCAGCAAATGTAGCTACTACATCGCTTGTTATATTTGTACAAGCTGACGCTCAGGCAAATGCGGCGGGATATGGTAAATCTTTTGAATTAGTAGATTCAACTCCAGGTGATTTAGAGTATATTGGCTTCAGTGAAGAGCTTGTTGTCTCTTCTCAAGAACCAGAAATTCAACTCACTATAAACAGACAAGATACCAATACAAACGAATCGTTTATGATGGAAGCTCAGATAGCACTTACTGTTGGATATGATGGAACTAGTGCTGTTCTTTCAATTTCTGATGGAGTTCTTATGACTACAGTAGTCGGAGGGACCGGTTCTAATCTTAGTATTACATTAAGTGAATTTACAACCATGTCAGATCTTGCTGCTTTTATAAATTCTCAAGAAGGATACTCAGCATCGTCTGTGGCTTCTTCAAATAATCTCAGTCCTTTAAAGCTTGATGAAGTTTCGGCTGTTGGAATCGCCACTTCAGGAGGATTTGAAGCCGGGAGAATTAAAAGAGCCGCTCATAATTTTAAAACAAAAGTTGCAGAAAGTTCTGTTCTTGATTTTGAATCTCTGGTAGCAGCAGGTCTTCCTAGTGAAACAGTTACCTCTAAATTTCTTGGATCTGAAAGTGAAGAATATAAAGGGAAAAAAGGTGCTACTACCGCTGCTGATATTGCAAATGCTATTCCTGCTTTAGAGGGTATTAAAGTTAATTTTGTTATTCCTTTATTTTCTAGAGATGCTTCTGAAGATATAGCAGACGGATTAACCGATTCAAGTTCTACTTATACAATCGATGCTATTAATGCTCTTGTGAAATCTCATGTTCTTGCCATGTCAACTCCTAAAATGAAAAGGAACAGAATGGCAATGCTTAGTAAACAAGCCAGTTACTCAGCTGTAAAAGCTGCCGCAGCTTCTTTGTCTAATTTTAGAGCTAGTATGTTTTTTCAAAAAACAAGTCAAGTCAATTCTGTTGGGGATGTTGTAGAATATCAACCATGGCATACCGCTTGTGTTGCAACAGGTATGCAATCTGCAGGATTTAATAAATCTCTTACTAATAAATTTGCTAATGTTATTAGTTTTAAAGATCCTTCAGGGTTTGATTCTGGCAATCCAGGTGATGTTGAGGATGCAATTGATGCAGGATTGTTCTTTATGCAACAAGAAACTGCAGGTAATAAATGGGTAGTCGATCAAACGACCTACGGATTTGATACAAATTTTGTATACAATTCATTACAAGCCATATATATGGCAGATGTTCTTGCGATTCAGCTTTCTGAATCTCTTGAAAAATTTGCAGTAGGTCAATCGCTTGCAGATGTTACTTCCGCCGGTATTATTGCTTTTATTTCTAAAAAAATGGAAGAATATAGAAAACTAAAAATAATTGGCGCTTCAGACGATGCTCCTTTGGGGTATAAAAATGTCAGCGTTGTTATAAACGGTCCTATCGCAGAAGTTAAACTCGAAGCTAAACTTGCTACGGCAATCTTGTTCATACCTATTGAACTAGAATTGAGCCAGATCCAGTCTAGTGCATCAGCATAATTTTAAGATATAAGGAGAAATAAAATGAGCGTAACAATGACAGGCGCACGAGCCAAGGTAAAGGTTAACGGACAATATGTAGGAGTTTTTGATTCCTGCTCATATGGAGGCCAGGTAGGTACAGAACCGATTCACACACTAGGTAGATATTCTCCTAATGAAATTTCTATCACAAGTTATGAAGCTGTTCAGGTACAATGTGGGGGATTTAGGCTTATTGATCAAGGAGTGCACGTTCTTCCTGCTGCTCCAAAATTGCAGGATCTTTTAAATTTTGAATCTATTCAATTAGAAGTTGAAGATAGACAGTCAGGGAAAACTCTTGCTATTGTTAAAAATTGTGTCCCTTCTAATTGGAGTGAACAACAACAAGCAAAAGGTACTACAAAATTTAGCATCACCTATATTGGAACTGTTCTCAGTGATGAATCTGGCGATCAAGACGAAAGCTCAGGAGCTTCTAGTCTTCCTTAATATTATCAAAAATGAATTTTCAAAAAAGCCACTTTTGGGTGGCTTTTTTTATTTTTATGATAATATGAATTCATGAGCGATGATAAAAGAAATTGTATTTTCACAAACCTTCCCGCAACCGCTAAATTAACTCTTTCCTCATCCAGACACAACTGGACAAAATCTGTCCCTTGCACCAAAGAATTTTTGGAATCTAAAAAAAATAATAAGCTAAACGACGTAGAATTCAAACTGGTCGAACTTTTTTTCTTAAAAGAAACAGCCCTTTTAAGAGTTGATTATTTAGAAAATAAAATGACAGAAATTAGAAAAATGCTTAATTTAAATGATCATATTAAAATATCTCTTCAAGATATTGAAATTATTGAAATTAATTTAGAAAAAGCCGAAGAATTGACACATGTAGAAGAATCTGCTAAAATAATACTTAATGATAAAAACCTTTGGGAATAAATGAAAAACAAAAAAGAATTGATAATTTATCAATACGAAGATGGTGATAAACAACAAAATTTGAAATTTGTAAAAAATTGTTATTTTATTAATAAAAAAAGATATCTTTTCCATTCTGAATTTTATGATATTTTTAAGGGAATTGATCAAGAAGATGAAGAATTCTCAATAATTAGAGTAGGGAACAATAAAAGAATTAAGAATTTTAAATAAGGGAATATCATGGAAGAAAATCAAGGTAAATTTAAAATTATTAAAGCGACAGCTTTAGAAGAAATAAGTGATGGGTCTGTAAAAGAATTACCAGAATCTGATCTTTGTATCCAAACTAGCTCCCATATTGTTCAATACAAATATATAGATGAAGAAGATGAAAACAAAGGGAAAGTTACGATTAAACCCGGCATTTGGACAATCGTAAATTTAGGCGGATCGCTTCGTCTTAAAAAATTAGAACTTAAAATTCATAATTTATTAGAAACAGCCACAAATAGTGCTCTAATTCAAAAAGAGGCAAGGCTTTTTTTTAATAAATTAGATATTTACAAGAAATTCAAAAAAGAACCTAAGAGATCAATTCTTCTATACTCCCAGCCCGGTATGGGTAAAAGTTCAACAATTGCTAAAATTAGTAATGATTTTCTAAATGAAGACGAGGGAACTGTAGTAATATTCTGGGACACATCCGATATTGGATCTGGAGCAGTGAGTAAATTTTTATCTACAGGTAGTAAATTTTCAAATAAATGCACAAGAATGTTTTTTATTATGGAAGATATTGGAGGTGGAAATGCGGAAGATTACCACGGACCCAGAACAGCTGATTCAAGTCTTCTTGAACTTTTAGATGGAGCGTCTGTTAATTTTAGACTTCCTACATTTATTATAGCTACAACAAATACTCCTGAAAATTTGCTTAAATCACTAGCAGATAGACCTGGAAGATTTGATCAAATGTTTGAGTTAGTAGGACCTGACGCAGAAGAAAGAGTTAAATTGGCAGAACACATGTTTGGAACAAAATTAACAGAAAGCCAAAAGAAAGCTCTGATGGACAAAGATGCCGACGGTCTTAGTGTTGCTCATATTTCTGAAATAATTATCAGATCAGAACTTCACGATAAAACTTATTCAGAAGTCATTAGAGAAATGAAAGATCATAAGAAAAAAATAGAAGCAGCTTTTCAAAAAGCGAAGTCCAAGATGGGATTTGCTTAATACAACAAAGGAGTAAAAATGAACAAGGGATCTGGAAGATTATCGACAGTTAATGGGAAGGCCACTCGATTAGGTAAAAAATTAACCCCAGGATCTGTGGATTTTATTGTTAAAAATGCTGGCAAAATGTCTGGTAGAAGTATCGCAAACGTACTGCATCGTTCTTTAAAAACGATTCAAAGTGTAGCTAGTAGAGCCGGTGTTAGTTTGAAGGTTAAATAGTAATTTCGGTGTCACATACCATTATGTGCTTATTTCATAAGTACAAGTTGTGAGAGTGGCGAGCTATCGCCTATTTATGGAAATAAAAGAAGATTTTAAAAAAATGACCCCCTATGAAAGATGGAAACTCAAAATAGATTTTTTGAGATTTATAGCTACCTTGGGCGCTCCTTTTATGATAGTAATATTGTCTCATTTTACAAAAAAATGGCTGGGATGGTAATGTATAAATATAAACTAGACGCTGTTATTACAACAATAATACAGACTAGAGAGCAATTAGAAAAATTAAAAGAAATTTTCCCTACTTTAGTAGAAATATCTGTAGATGTTTCTGATGAAGAAGAAAAATTAATTCTTAAAGAGTTAGAAATGCTAGAAAAAATTGTAAAAAGCATATCTTATGGAAATGAAAATGATAAAAATAACTAAGCATAAAGGATGGAATTTTGGAATAGCCTATATTACTGGACACAAAGGCAAGTATCTATCTATTATGTTTTATAAATGGAACTGGTTTTTTTGTATAGGAGAATAAATGTATATTTTATTATTATTGTTAACGCACTTTGGACGACCTAGTTTAGCTAGTTTAAAATTTGAAAATCAGGCTTCTTGTCTTAAAGCTATAAATACTGTTTTAGAATTTGAAGATAAAAACACTACAATAAAGGCAAGGTGTGTTAAAAATGATTAGATTACTTGCAGCGACTGTTGGTCTTGTGTTATGTATTAAAATGATGATAAATCCCACAGACACCCTGACTTTTGGATTGTGTGGACTATTTATGCCCATATTTTTTGTCTATGGCTGGATGTCTATAGAAAAAATGAATCAGGAGGATGAATGAGTTGCCCTTTTTGTTCGACCCCATGCCAAAATCCTTGGTGTCCTTATACAAATCCTGATAAAAAATAATAAGTTTATGATATTATAGTATAAAGGAGCAAAAAATGACTGTAAAAAAAGTAAAAAGTCCTGCTAAACTTTATTGTTCAAATTCCTCAATACTAAGAAGAATGACATCTGAGACTATGGACGAGATATCCAATATTGTCGGATCTAGCTATGGTCCAGGAGGAAAAACTACGCTTATTGAAAGCGAGTATCCTGGAATTCCTAATAAAAACACAAAAGATGGGGTAACAATTTTTAAATCATTGGGATCTCAAGATCCCTATAAACATTTAATTATTGAACAAACAAGAGATGCGGCCCAAAGAACAGCCAGCGAAGCAGGGGACGGAACGACTGCTACTACCATAATTTCTGCTCATCTTGTTAAATCTTTATTTAAATATTGCGAAGAAAACCCTAAAGAATCCCCTCAAAGAGCTACGAGAATTTTAGATAAAATAGTAAAAAAAGAACTTATTCCAGCCGTTAGAAAAGCTTCTATTCAAATCAATACAGATAACCAACATCTTCTTGAAAAGGTTGCCAAAGTTTCTGCTAATGGCGATGAAGAAATGGCCGAAGCGGTTATGAAAGCTTTTGATATTGTAGGATTTGGAGAGTCTTCGCACGTTACAATCCAGGAACTTTCAGGTCCAGGTGGTTACGAGGTAGATCTTATTGAGGGATATCCTATAGCAATTGGTTTTGAAGAATCTATCGGTAAATTTCATACTGCTTTTATAAATGATAAAGCTAATCAAAGATGTAAATTAGATAAACCTTTATTTCTTCTTTATGATGGAATAGTTAATGATTTAGTAACTTTCCTACCCTTAATAGATTCCTTAGGAAAAAAATATGTTCAAGAAGGGGATTCTGATTACTGCAATCTAGTTCTCGTAGCTCATGGATTTTCAGAAAATGTATTAACAACTCTTGCTTTTAATTTCTCAAATCCAACAACTTTAAATGTTGTTCCAATGGCAACTCCTATAACTAATCAAAAAAATTCTAGACTAGAATTTTTATATGATTTATCAGCTTTTGCAGGTGCTAAAATTTTTGATATGACCAACCAAGTATCGAAAGCCAGTCTGGAAGATTTAGGCGCAGGAATGGAATTGTTTGAATTTTACAGGTTTAGAGGGACGGTAGTAGGCCAACCAGACGAGATGGATATATCTGATCGTGCTGAAGAACTAGAGCAGCAACTTAAAAATGCTGCAAGTATTTCTGAAAAACTTGATCTAGAAGAAAGGCTTGGAAAGTTAACAAATGGTATTGCAAAACTTAAAATATATGGGGCATCTAATGGTGAACTTAAAGAAAGACATGATAGATGCGAAGATGCTGTTTGTGCCGTAAGAAGTGCTATTAAGCACGGCGCTCTTCCTGGAGGGTGTAGAGTTCTTGTTAATTTAGCATTAAAATTAAACTCTGAATATGAAGAAAGTCATAGAGATTATAATTTAGTACAAACAGTTTTGATAGAAAGTCTTATGGAGCCTTTAAGAAAACTTCTAGATAATGCAGGATATAATTCTGAAGAAATTCAAAAAATTATTACAGATTATTTTCTTGATACACAAAAAGTTTATGATATAGAAAATATGGAATTTGGAGATCCTGAGGATTTGGGAATTTTTGATGCTTCTCAAGCAGTTATTCAAGCACTAGAAAATAGCGTATCAATCGCCAGTGTAATGGGTAATTTAGGCGGAATTGTTTGTTCTCCAAGAGATAACCAGCTTGAATTACAGGCATGGAAAGAAGAGCAAGATTTTAGAAGAGCTGTAGATCATGCAGAAGAATTTATAAACGAAGCAGATGTAAGACCATAGTAAATGTCTGAAGAATTAGAAAAATTAAAAACTGATCTTATTTTAAAACCCCTTAATTCCGCTCAAGAATTAAGGGATTGGATGTATACGTATTTTGACATAAGATTCCCTATGGGTGTCGTATATCCAACATCTACCCACGGGCCGACCGAGGCTGCATGGCGTATATATGAATTGATCAAAACTGGACAGAGTAAAGATGTTCCTGAAATTGTCCTACTCTCTTCAAGAGATTCGTTTAAAACTTTGATTGCTTCTGCAATTGAAGTGCTGTGCCTAGTACATTTTAGGTTTAGTATCGCACATGCTGCCGCTATCCTTTCTCAATCTGAAAAAGCCGTGCAATATGCCAATTCTTTTTTTAATAAAATACAACCTTATTTAGAAAAAAATGGCTGGAAAAAAACATCAGATAGCAAAACAAAAATTGAATGGAGAACAGACGAAGGAGATAACATATACCTCCGAGTTCTGGTTATGACTCGTCAAGGGATGAATAGTGAGCACTTGCCTATGCTCTTTATGGATGAAATTGATCTAATCCAAGACCCTAGAGCCTTAGAAGAAGCTAAGATGGTTCCCAGTATTTATAAAAAATATTTTCCTCTAACAATAGCTTTGTCTACACGCAAATATGCCGGTGGATTAATGGAAAAGAAGGTTCGGGAAGCGGAAAGATCTGGCGGAGAAGTATTAAGATGGAATATTATTGATATTACTGAAAGAATTACAAAAAATGAAGCTCGGGTAAATGAACCCAAAATATCTCGGTATATTTCTAGGGAACTTCCTTTAAAAAATATATCTCCAGAAGAATTTGAAACATTGAATGATAAAGAAAAAACTAAATATGAAAAATTTGATGCTTATGCAGGTGTAGCTGATCATCCCATGCTTTCTGTTATGAGAAATTATTTAGTGGACAGGCCTCAAACAGATGTGGGCGATTTATACAAACCTGTTATTGCAGTAAGAAATAATTTTAAACAAACTTCTCCGGAAATGGGAGAAGCGCAATTATTGTGTAACAAACCCAGTTCTTCAGGACTCGTATATCCTAGGTTTAGTATTGTCGATAATTCTGTCAGCATTAACGAAGCTTATGGATATCTTTCAGGAGAAAAAGAATCATCCAGAACCTTGACAGAACTTGTAGAATACATGCATAATCTAGGTATAGAATTTTACGGAGCAGCTGACTGGGGTAACACAGACGAGACTTCTTTAGGAGTATTTGCAAAATTAGCAGGAGGAATAACTTGGTTTATAGATTTGCTTTCTGCTCCAGATATGGAAATACCTGAAATTAAAGAAAAAGTTAAAGATTTTACAGAAATGTATAGAATAAAAAAATGGTTTTGTGATTCTAACTATCCTGCTTATATAAAAATGTTAAAAAGAACTGATACTATATACGGTAAGATTCCTGCTGTCGGTGTTAAAAAAGGTGTAGAATCTGTAATAGACGGAATAACCTGCGTACAGTCTAGGATTGTTGACGCTAATAACACCAGGCATTTTAAAGTATTGAAACACCAAAGTACCGAAAGGGTTTTTGATGCATTTGAAACATATAAATGGAAACTTGACGGAAAGGGAAATCCTATAGACGGTAAACCAGAACACGGCAAAGACGGGGTTGCTGATATTATGGATATGATACGATATTATTTCTTTAGTATGTTTGGAAAAGGTAAAAATGTTCTTTTTTCTTATGATTTAGAAAATTCTAACCAACAACCTACTAATTTAAAGAATAAAATAACAGAATTAACAGGAAAAACTAATTCTAGTGTAAAAAAGTTAAGCAAAAATAAAGGGCTAGTGTGGGATATTTAATTTTTTTATTAAAAAATTCTAGTGAGATAATTCTATGTCTAAAATGAACTTACTAGTAGATTTAAAGGGTTATGAAGGTAATAACGCCAATACTTCTAGAACTATTTTTAATAAAAACTTGCAGCATGTCGGAATTGTTATTGATAGAGAGATAACGCAGGAGTTAGAAATACCAGCCAATACCGTGAGGCTGCTTTTTTCTGCTTCAAATAATTCAGGAACAACCCCTGCTTCAGGCCCTACTTTTGAACAAGAGTCAATTCCTTTGACGACAAGCCAAAGTCTCCAATATATTGAAGTAGATAGAAAAATTATAATCGATAGTTTAATATTATCTAATGGCAAAGCTCTAGGGTTTCGTAATATAGATTTTCAAATAACTTTTGTAGGAAATAAAACAAGAATAACATGGATAGATGAATGGGCTGCAGGCGGTAACCAAGGTTTAGAGTTAGATGAGACTATATTTTTATGGTATGCCTATAATTCTTCAGAACAAGGGTCGTCGTCAACATCTTCGAACTCATATCCAGGAATTGATTTATTTAAGTTTTTATATGTAGAAGTAGATAAAGAATGTCAAATAATTATAAACGGAACAGTTACAAATACTATTAAGCCTGTAGTAGTAAACAATGTTGCCAAAAAAGGTGTTTTTTTAATAAGTACGGATATAAATGATGTTTATATTGTAAATAATAATACTACAAGCTTGATTGTATATTATGTAACAGCGAAATAGGTAAATTATGTCTGATGATAATAAAAAAGATACAAAAAAAACTTTATTCACTATTTCAAATGAAATTAATTCTCAATTAATGAAATCCTATCTGGACAATCCCGATGAAGACGTAGGTAAAAGTCTAGGAGATCTAATAGGGTCCGGATCAGGTTCTTCAAAAAGCGTCAACAGGACAACAAAACCTCGGATGGCTTTTACCGAAGATCCGGTAAGAAAAGATAATTTTTTTGGATTATTTAAAAATAAGAAAAGACTTCTCCCTGACTGGACAATCAAAAGAATTAGACAGGAAGATCACCTAGTTGCCTCTATTTTACGTGCTAGAGGGAATACCATGTCAATGTTTGCTCGTCTTAGAAAAGACAGATTTGATATCGGTATTGAAGGTAATATAAAAACTGAATATGAAGAAATAGTATCTCCAGAACAAAGAATAAAGATAGAAGAAAGAATATCAAAAGCTCTTAATATACTGATGAATTGTGGTAGCAACGAGGGCGTGGCCAGCGAAGATAGGATGTTATTGTCAGAATATTTTTATACATCAGCAATAAACGGACTATCATTCGGGAGATTTACTACTGAGGTTATTTATCAAGAAGATGATCTAGGAAATAAGATTTTTCATAGATTTAGACCTGTCGATGCTGGAACGGTTTATAGAGCTGTTCAAAAAGGGGAATATGCTGACAGTATAAGACAAGCATCTATTAGAATGTTAGAGGATCTTCAAGGATCAAAAATCGATAAAAGTTCAGTGCTTGCGGGAAGATATGCCTGGATTCAAGTTGTGGATAATATTCCACGACAGGCTTTTACTCAGGAAGAAATGCTTGTTTGTAATCTTTTTCCTTCTACAGATATTGAACATAATGGATATCCTGTTACTCCTTTAGACACGATAATGCAGGCGGTTACAACGCATATTTCGATAGAAACTTATAATAGACTTTATTTTGCTAACGGCAGAGCCACTAAAGGAATTTTAGTAATTAAATCTGATGAGATAGACCAAGCGACAATAGAGGGTATTAAGCAACAGTTCAATGCTTCAATTAATAGTGTAGGCAATTCATTTAGAACCCCAATATTTGGAGTAAGCTCAGAAGACGATGTTCAGTGGGTTCCTATGAATATGCAAAAAAAAGATGGAGAATTTCAATTTCTTTATGATTCGGTTGCAAGAAATATACTTGCTGCATTTAATATGTCGCCAGATGAATTGCCGGGATATGGCCATTTATCTAAAGGCACAAACCAACAATCTCTATCTGAAGCTAATAATGAATATAAACTTACAGCTGCTCGAGACACGGGAATCAGACCTCTTATTTTAAAATTTCAAGATTTTATTAATGAAAAACTTTTTCCTTTAATTGATCCTGAGCTTTCTCAAATATGCATCATAACCCTATCTGGATTAGACGCTGATACTAGACAAAACGAAGCTCTTAGACTTCAACAAGACATGCCACTCCATATGAGTATGGACGAAGTAATGAGTTACGTAGACAAAAAGCCCATGGGGGTACATCTTGGTGGAGATGTTAATTTTAATGAAAGATTTCAAGTAATTGTTGATAAATATCTAGAAACATCAAATTTTATGGGTCATGTTATTGATCCTGCGTATTTAATCGATCCAATGTTAAAATATCGTCGAGATGCGTTCTGGTTTCAGCAGTTATCTATATTGATGCAATCAAATCCAACCGCTGTGCAGGCTTATTTTGCTTACAGACCTGATCATGTTGAATTATTAAAAATGTTAGAACAAGATATGTTAGATGAAGATGATGAATAGGAGAAAATATGAGTGGTAAAAAAACAGACTGGAAATCAAAATATTACGAACTAAGATCCAGACATATTAATGCTATGGATATAAGTTTTAGACTAGGGTTTCAAGAAGGTCTTAAAGCAGCCGAAATACAGAGCATGCAAATGCAACTTCAGCAAGCACAACAAGCAGCCGCAGCTGGAATGTCTGGAGGAGGAGAAATGCCTCCTGAAGCAATGGGAGGAGAAATGCCTCCTGAAGCAATGGGAGGAGAAATGCCTCCTGAAGCAATGGGAGGAGAAATGCCTCCAAGAAGTCTCGTCAGAAGAGGAGGAGCCGGAGGGTTCGGAGTTAGATTCGAGTATTGCCGAATTAGAAAAGCTTGTTTCTAAAAATGAAAAAATTGATTTTTCTAAAATGTTAAAATCTTTGCATAAATCAAATAATGTTAAAAAAAATATTTCAGAACTATCTGAAAAACATCAAAAAATTGATCAAATAATAAAAAAATGGGACACAAATAAATAAAATAAATGAATAATTTAAAATTAGTTCTATTATCGATTTTGATGGCTATTATTCTATTTGTTTTTCAAAAACAAAAACAAATAGAATGTAATTCTCCAAATTCTATTGCTGAAAAGACTAATTTTGGGAATAAAAACTGTCTTAAATAATAAACTATTCTATTATTAGCTCAAAATGAGGTAAATCATGAAATGTTTGATCTTTTGTATCAAAATTTCCATTCCAATCTGCTCCCATTCTAATTTTTATACCCATAGAGCAGGCTAATCCTTTAATAAAACCGGCAAATAAATAATTTTTTTGCCAATTTTCCCATTCTACAGGACAAGCGACGGCATCTACAGCATAGCTAAAACCATCGACTTGTTTTAAGTGTTTAGAATTCAATGTTTTCGATTTCCCTGTTCTGACAAGTTCTTCTTGACGTTCTTCGGTTCTAACACCTTCGATAATTGTTATATCTACATATTTAATAGCTTCTTTGAATAATCTTTGCAGATCAGGATGGCAAGTTTCTAGTTTTTCTAAGGATTTATCACTATATTTAAAAGACATAAGCTCTCCATTATGATATTATATAGCTGTATGATAAAGATTAATATACAAAATCCTACAGTTTGTTTTTTAGAAAACCCGTCATCAGACGAGATCAATAAGCTTGCTAGTTGTTTAACATACAACGATACATCTGCTGCATTTGCTTTGAAAAATTTAAAACAAAATAAATGGTTACAAGCAAATAAACCAGAAACTTTTAGAATTAGAAAAGAAGAATTAGAGAAAAAATTAAAAACGTGTATGTTACAATTTTGTTCTAAAGAAGGGAAACACTGGTTTCATCCAGGCTCTATTCCTTATCTTAAAAATATATTTAATTTTGATCTTAAAAATAATATTGTTTATCCAGAAGGAAGAAAAATGACATGGAAAAAACCACTGCCATTTGATTTATATCCTTATCAAAAAGAATCAGTTCAAAGATTATTAGAAATCAAACATGGATGTGTTGAGCTTTGTACGGGAGCAGGGAAAACGGCTATTATTCTAACATTAGCAAGGGAACTAGGTTTAAAAACTGTCATAGTGACACCTAGTAAATCTATTTTTTTAGAAATTGTAGAAAAATTTGAACACCACCTAGGCAAGAGTAACGTAGGGTCTTACGGAGATGGTAAGAAAAAACTAGATAAAAATCTTACAGTTTGTGTATCAAAATCATTAACTATGCTAAAACCGGGTACTAAGGAATATGATTTTTTTGCTACAGCAGATGTTGTTATAGGTGATGAATCTCATACCCTTGCTGCTGAAACATTAGAAGCAGTTTTTCATGGTGTACTAAAAAACGTACCCTATAGATTTTTTCTATCAGGAACTCAGGTAAGAGGCGATGGAAAAGACGAATTACTAGAATCAATAATCGGTCAAAAAGTATTTTCTTTAACAACCAAGGAGGCGATTGAGGGTAAATACATATGTCCTGTAAAATTTTTTATATTTGAAACAACAAGCAAGGATACAAAACAATATAAAGATGCGCTTAAAGCAAAACGTAATCAATTTTTGTATAATCCTAACGTCGCTGATATTGCTGCAAAAATTGCTAACTCTGCTTGGAACCAGGGGCAAGAGTCTACTCTTATATTAGTAGAGGAGCTTGAGCAAATTAAAATGCTTAAAGATAGACTAAAGGTTCCTTTTGATTATGTGCATTCAGCAGCTAAAGCTGACGCAGCGGGTTTTGGGTTAGAAACTAGAAAAGTAGATGAAATAGTAGAAGCTTTTAATAAAGGGCATATAAAAGTTTTAATAGGAACCAGCTGTATTGCAACTGGTACTAATATATATCCGACGCATAATACTATTAATTGGGTGGGAGGATCTTCGGAAGTTAAAACAAAACAGGGAGCAGTAGGCAGAAGTGTTAGACTTTTAGAAAAAAGTGAATATAAAAATTTTCACAAACCCAAATTATATTCTAAAATTTATGACTTTAAAATTATAAACATTCCCTTGATGGAAAACCATTTACAAAAAAGAATTTCTATGTATAGAGAAACTTCTGATGATATTAGATATATAAAATTATGAAAAATAGAAATAAAAAAATTAATGATCCAGTTTTTTATAATCTAGCAAATGATGTTGCTAAAATTTTAAATAAAAACAATAATGGTAAAAAATTAAATAAAAAAGAATTTACTAAAAAACAAAAATCTCAAGTAGAAAGGATGATGGAACTTGAGGAAATTTTTAGAAAAACTATAAACTCTTACAAACAAAGTGATAAAATATATTACAAATTTTTAATATATATAAAAATAGAAAAAGGCAATATCCTAATGGCAAGGCCTTTTTTTAGAGAAAATTCAAAAACTTTTGGGAAAGATGTGTCGCCTGCATTTAAAGAAGATGATATTCAAAAAATAAAACAATTCCATATAAACTATAAATTTATATTATTTGTCATTGAAAATTGGAAGGGAAATGTTCCGACTAAGGCGCTCGATGCTTGGGAAGAACATCAAGAAGTACGAAGACAAATTGTAGAAAATAGTATGCCATTAGCTATAAATGAAGCAATGAAATTTTATAAAGCTGTCCCAAAAAACCACACCTCCCTAATGGATATTATAAACGCCTCAATAGCAGGGTTATGTATAGGAGTAGATAAATGGGTAGGTCCGTTTAAAACAGTTTTTAGAAGTGTATGTCTTAGCAGAATGAAGAGTAATATCATGGATGTTTATAATCAAACTTTTTTACATTATTATCCTTCTGATAAAAAAATTATATACAAGTCTAATTTATTAAAAAGTCGTGAAAAAATAAAAGATCCTGAAATTCTTTTAGGGGCTATTAATGATTATTTAGAAGAAAATAATGATAAAAGAGTATTAAAAAATCATGAATTACAAGATTTGTTAAATGGTTCTGATTTAGAAAGTATAGAAACCAATTCAACCGAAGAGGGGTTTACTATATATGATACTTATGTTGATGAGAACAATGATATTGAAAAAAATGCAGAAAAACTTGATTGTTTAAAAAAAGCATTAGTAGAATGCCAAAAATTATTAGTGATTGAAAAGAAAATAATCAGACTCAAAGGGGTGGATTTATGAAAATATCTATAAATGGTAATTTAATTTTAAGACCGTATAATAAAACCAAGGAGTTACGAGCTACGGAAGTTGCTTCTGGATTTGTAATGACAGCCAATAAGATAGGGGTAGAGTCTTTAGAACTTTTAGTTGACGCAGCATTAAGTATAGGTAATAATAATATAACTCTTCTTAAGGGTGCTAAGATTTATTTTAAGGAAGAAACGCTGCATACGCAAAAATGGCCTAGGCAAATTTTTGAATCTCAAGAATTCCCTGATGGATTTGTCGTGGGAAATGTTGCTGACGTTCTATTTTTTGGACATGAATAAAGTTTTAAGAGTTGGCGATCCTCATGTGCAGATATCAAATCTCAAAGATTCTGAGAAATTAATAGATTTTGTAATCAAAACAGCTCTTGATCGTCAAATAATGAATATTGAATTTTTAGGAGATTTATTCCATACTCACGCAGTCTTGAGAGTAGAAGTGATCGACTTTTGGCAAAAATCATTCAATAAGATACTTCAAAAAAATTTGAACTGCACGGTTCTCGTGGGCAATCACGACCAGCCAGGTTCTAGGGAAAAAGAACAGGAAATGAATGCTCTGAATATCTTTAACGTCCACGATAACTTTACGATTATCAACAAGCCTATAGAAATACTCGGAACTGCCTATATACCATATATGAGCGACGGACAGGCTTTTATAGATGCGGCACAGAAATTATACGATCAAGGTGCTACAGAATTGCTAATAGCTCACCAAACCTTTACAGGCGCTCAATATGAAAACGGTTTCTTTAGCGAAGAAGGCATAGATCCGGCTCTAATACCTCAAAAACAAATCGTTAGCGGTCATATCCATAAAAGTCAGCAGGTAGGGAAATGCTTCTATCCGGGGACTCCTAAATGGGACACTATGGCAGATGCAAATGAGTCTAAAGGAATATGGATATTCACTCATAACGATTCGGGTGGGTATATGGACAAAGAATTCGTTTCTACTTCAGAAATAGTGACCCCTATTGTATGTTATGATATTAAAGAAGGTGAAGATTTGCCTGAGATTAATCCATTTGCTAGAAATTATGTAACATTAGAAGGCAAAACAGCATGGATTAATAAAATTAAATCAAAGCTAAAAAATTGTAACATTAAAATAAAGCACACAGATCGGATTTTAAATAAAGTTAATGGCAATTTATCAATAGATAAGTATTTAGAAACAGAATTTCAACCTGTTGCCGGGGTTGAAAAAGAAGAATTAAAACAATTTATAATAAATTTATGAAAAATACACCAAATAATGCTAAAAATATTCTAGAAGATATGAAAAAAATCACCATGCTTACGGGGGAGATTTCTAATATCCATGAAAAAAGTCTGCTAACATGGCCTTATGTTGTATTTGATAACATTAAAAATGTTGAAATAAAATATGATTTAACTAAATCAGCTCACCTAGAACTGGGCTATAATTTAGTAGAATTTTTTGTTTTTTCTTCTGATCAAGATAGACAAAATATTGACAATTTTGAAAAAAGATGCGAAACTCTAAAACAATGGACAGAAGAAATGTTCTGGGCGGGAGTAGAAGTCAGAGTCTATATGGACGGGTTTTTAGAATACCCTGCTACTCTGGAGGTGCAGAATGGATTTGAGTAAAATTGACAATGATTTTACCGATGAAGAAGTAGAAAAAATTAATAATTATGTATCAAATGGATCTGCCGGACTAGAATCTGTCATAAAAGATGAACATAAAATGAATTCTCTTTTCGGGCTTTATATGGCCGGAAAAACTTATGAAGAGATCAGTAAAATATCTAGAGTTAAAAAAGATATCATTCTTTATTTGTCTGCCAAAATGAGGTGGTATGAGAAAAGAATGGAATATTTAGAAGATATTCAACGTCAAATAACCAAAAAACTTTCTCATACAAGAGTAGAAAGTCTTAATTTTATTAGTGATTTAATTAATTGTCATCATAAATATTATGGAGATGAAATTAATAAATATTTACAAACTAATGACAGAAGTATTATTGATAATCTAGATTTAAAATCATTAACACAATACTTTAAAAGTATTGAAATATTAGAAAAAATGCTAAATCCTACAAATGTGACCAGAGGATCTGGAAGTGGGACTACTATTAACATAAATGCGGCTGGTTCTAAAGTAGATGCGATTGACAATGCTATTGAAATCACACCCTCTAATACGGGAGATATTTTAAAGGCATTGGCAAATCTAAAAGATAAAAAGAAAAATGAAACAAATGAAAAATAGATATGATAGTATAATCATACAGCTATTTTTAAAGGAGAAAAAATGAGAATGGTTTTAGTTACATTGTTATTCATGCTTTTATTGCCAATGGCACATGCTAAAGAAATTGTTTTGACTCAAGATAATTCTGTAGTATTAAATGGTGCTTTTACTTCACAATCTGTCTCAAAATTGATTGGAGAAGTAAAAAAACTAGATGCAGAATTAAAGAGTGGATATCCAATTTATTTATTTTTAAACACGCCAGGGGGAAGTATTCAAGCGGGTTTAGAATTTTTTGAATTTATAAAAGGAGTAAACAGACCTGTTCATACTATTACTCTTTTTGCGGCCTCTATGGGATTTCAAACAGTCCAACACTTAAGAACTAGATACATACTGGAATATGGGGTTTTAATGAGCCATAAGGCCTCTGGTGGTTTTGAAGGAGAGTTTGGAGGGGAGTCAAGTCAATTAGATTCTCAATACGGCCTATGGCTGAGAAGACTTAAAATGATGGATGCAAAAACTGTTGAGCGTACAAAAGGTAAAAAAACTCTTAAACAATATCAAGCAGAGTATGACAACGAACTATGGCTCAATGGTGCGGAAGCTGTTAAAAACGGATATGCTGACGAGGTAGTTGCGGTTAAATGCTCAGGTGCTCTTCAAGGAGAAAGAGAAGAAATAGTCGGGTTTATGGGAATGAGAGTAAGGGTGGTTTTTGATAAATGTCCAATTAGAACAGGTCCCATCTCTGTTTCTGTAATGGTTAGAACAAACAAAGGACTTGTAACTCTTGATCAATTTGTTGATAAAGGTGGAAATTTTGATACTGAAAATTGTCAAAAAACATCAACCCCTCAGTATGATTGGTCAGGCCGCATGGTCACCTCTGGTCAAGAATCTGAATTATGCGCCCTTGATAAGGGGATGAGTCTTGAAAAGGCTGAACAAATTGTAGAAGAATATAAAAATAAAAACTTGATTAAAAACAAAAAAGTTATTAAAATGAGTTTTGGAAGCTTTGTTTCGGAATAAAAAAATGCCTAGAATATTGTATTTATGTTCAAAATGTAGCAGTGAATCTAAAAAATTTTATAGATCTTCTATAGATATTTTGAATAAAATTGATTGTAAATGTGGAGGAGAGTTATTAAGACAGCTCTCCTCTCCTAATCAACGTAGTAAGATTGTTATTGATAATGGCGTACAAGCTAAAGCAACCGAAATTGATAGAGAAATAGTTGAAATTATAGAAGATAGAGAAAAAGCAGATCTCAAAAAACGAGGAGATTCTGTAATAGAGGAATTAAAATAGTGCTTAAATTAAGAAGGTATTCTTTTTCAGGCATCGGAAGATTCGTCGAAAAGCAAACAATAGATCTAGAATCTAGAAGCCATCTGATACAAATCGATGGTCATAACACAAACACTGGAGGATCTTCTGGTGCAGGTAAATCAACAACAGTAGAAGCAATAGCCTTCCTTCTTGGTATTAGCGAAATACCGGCCACTCAACTTCAATCCAGGATCACCGATGAGCCTGCCTGGGTAGAAGGAGAATTTGAGGGCGGTATTACGATCACAAGATCTAAAAAGGATGGATTAACCATTCAGACATCAGAAGGCTCGGTATCCGGTAACAGTAAATTAGCTGAAGAAAAATTAGATGAAATCATTGGAGTAAATAGAGAACTATTAAAAACAATGTGTTATAAAAGACAGAAACAGGGAGGTTTTTTTTTAAATCTTACCCCTAAACAATCTTATGATTTTTTGATGCAATGTCTTGATCTCAAAGATTTTCAAAATAAAATAATTAAACTAGATGATATAGTAAAAAATAAATACAAACCCAAAAAGATAGAACTAGAAAGCAGTATCAAAACCTTAAACGAGACTGTTGATCAGTTACGAGGATTGTTGTCTCAAAAAACTTCTCCCCAAAAAGAAGAGCAGGATGATTCATCTTTAAAAACAAATATAGAAGATCTCAAATTAAAAATAGATAGTTTAAAACATGAGAAAGACCAATCACTGAACAAAATTGGCTCCAAGCCTGAATTTATTCCTATGTCTTTTGAAAAAGATCAAGAATTAAACAACATAAATAATCAAATTTCTGAACTAAGAACTATCATAAACAATAATATTAATAATAAAAACATAGAAATACAGCAGGCATCTTCTGCCATTTTTAAGATCAGAGAGCATGCAAAAGAGTTGAATCAACTTAAAAATAAAGCCGTGGAATTAGATTCCTTCATACAAAAACTTTATGGTGAATTTCAACATCTGGAAGCGGGTAATTGTCCCACCTGTCTTCGTCTTTGGGAAACAAAAGAAAACACACAAAGAATGCAGCAAGTTAGCAATCAGATAGAATCTAATAAAAAGATTATTGAAGAATACTTAAAAGAAATTCAAAAAATACCTCATTACAAAATGATGGAAAAAAAAGCAGAGGAATTATTACAAAATAGAACAGATCGGATCGTCAATGGTCTAGAAGAAAAAGACCTTGCCGAGCTTCAAGAGAAGCAAAGAGTTTTGATGAACGAAAAAGAAAATATTAAAAGCACAGCTAATCAGAACCATTTAAATCGTGTAAATGAATGGAATTACAAAGTTTTCAACATAAATCAAAAATATTATGATGAATCGTCAGAACTAGAAACCCGAATCAACCATCTTCGACATGAGGTTGAAAAAATCCAATTAAAAAAGAAGAATTATACTCAAGCTCTTGAAATCTATGAAAAAGATTGTAAAAATATAAAAGACAAAATTTCTTTAAATTCAGATGAACTACAAAAACAAATAATTGAACTGAGAACGCTTGAAAAAAATATCCTATTATCTGAAGAATCTATTCGTTTAATTAAAAATTTTACTTTACAAAAGTTCCAAGATACGCTAAACTATATCGGACATAGGGCGACTGAAATTATTAATCTCATTCCTAACATGGCAAATGCTGTTATTTTTTTTGAAAACAGTAAAGAAACTAAATCAGGTAATATTAAAAATGAAGTAAATGCTATTATTAATTTAGAAGGAGATAGTTCTGTTCCGATCAAAACCCTATCTGGAGGAGAACGGACTTCGGCCGATTTTGCAATTGATTTAGCTGTGGGTGAAATGATAGAAAACATGACTCAAAAAGGTGTGAATTTTTTCATTATAGATGAGGGCTTTGACGGATTAGATTCAATATCTAAAATTCAATGTTTAGAAATATTAAAAGGCTTAAATACTGATAAAAAAATATTAATGGTAGATCATTCTTCAGAAGTTAAAGAAATGGTTTATGATACTATAATCGTAAAACGCATAGGCGAAAAGAGTTTTGTACAATGAGTAAATTAAAAGAACAACTAGATGTGGACATTCTTAGATTTTTAGAAAATATAGAAAATCAGAATTTTTCTGACAAAATTCAAACACTTAGACATCTTTTTGATAAATATATACATTTAAGTAAAAGCGAATTATTATTAGATGCTCATGATTTATCTGTTATTGTAAACGATGCTAAAACTATTTTTGCTTCCCAGTCCATGCCAATTCATTTGGGAGCTACTAAAAGAATAGTAAGTCCTGGTGATTTGCCTAATTTATGTGTGATAGAAGCTACTGTGTCTCTTTTAAATAAAAAAGATTGCCTTAAAAAAATACCTCGATTTGATAAACGAGAAGATAAACTATAGGAGATTTATGTCTAAAAAAACTATTGATGAGATTGTTGAAGAAAAATTACCAACATTCGCAAATATGATCAAGGATATGAGGAATAAAGAAGAGCTTGAAGGAAGTCTTATAATCTATCTCAGAGAAAAAGAAGGGTTAATAATTCAAAAAACCCGAGATGAGGAGCTTGTTCAATTAAAAGAAAGAAAAGCAAAAATTGCTAAACCTTACAACCAAACAATTAGTGCTTTAAAAAACATGATGGAGTGCATCTATAAATTCGGACATAAATTTGAAGCAGATCTTAAACAAGAATTTGAAAGAAATTTAGTAGCTTATGCTAGACAACTTTCTGACATTAAAAGACAGAAAGACGAAGATAAAGAACTTACCGCTATAAACGAAATGATTAAAGAGATTAATGAGGATTACGATCCTACGATAAAGGCTTTAGAAATGAAATGCGAATATGTTTCATTTGTTTTAAAAGAAAGGTTTAATATAGATGCCCCGAAAGTCGAAATCTGAAAATAAGGAATCATTAAAACCGCCTACTCCTGATATAGTTAAAAAGAGGCTAATCAAGGGAGGAGTTCGCAGAGTATTCAGGCAATCAATTGAAATGAGATTTATATTGCAGAGTGCTAGGGTTGAGCTTCCTCCCAAAACTCTTAAGGATGGGTCGGCTGGTAAAAAGAATCAAGTAAGATACAGATGTGCTGTATGTGGAGGTCTTTTTTCTCAAAAAGATGTTGCGGTAGATCATATTGATCCTGTTATTCCTCTTCATAGATCGGAAGAGGAAATGACGATTGATGAAATGGCATATAGAATATGGTGTGATATCAATAATTTACAAGTTATTTGTAATACCCCATTAAAGAAAAATAATGGAGTTTCCAGTTGCCATAAGATAAAGACGGATGAGGAGAATTTTGTTAGAAAAACATTAAAAGAAAAATACCCTGCAATGGCTGAAGACCCTTCGGTATGGCCGTTTGAAGCTTTAATAAAAGAACAAAAAGAAGAATACAAATTATATTTCAAACAGAAAGAACAAGAAAGAATAGAAAAGATAAAAAGAAAAGAAGAACGAGAAGCTAAAAGAAAAAACAAGGCAAAAAAATGAATAAAAAAATTATTTCCCAAGAACAGGCTTCTGTAAGATTGAAAGAATTAGAAGTAAGACAAAGAGTTTTGAAGGCGTTTAGAAACCACCATTTTAAATTCGGCAGTCATCAAAATGCTGCACAAAATCAGTATGAGATTAATAGAAATAAACATGAAATAAATCTTCTTCAAAGTATCGTATTCTGGCATAAAAAATCTAAAAAATTATTTGCAAAAATCAAAAAGATCAGTCATGAGTAAAGATGAAGATATTTTAAAAATCATAAAAGATATTCAAAAAAATTATAAAGCAGAGCTGGAAGATAGTCCCGAGGAGGATCGTCTATCTTTTCTTGATCAAATTAATAATTTAATTAGATCAATTTTTAATGATTCTTCTATGACTGTTTATGATGTTTTTAGCAAAGATGAGCTGAAAAAATGGAAAAATAAAAGATTTTTTAGAATTATTAAACATTTTATACTTAATAATTACAAAAATACTTTTTATTTTGTTCTTCTTATAACTATTACAGGTTTTTTAGTTAGCGAGACGCTGGATTTTTATGCAACAACAGGTGTTGTTGATTTTAAAACTTATGTAAAGGCTATTTTGACCGAAGTCTGCTTTATATTTCTATCAGGATATAGATCTGATAACAGAACGCAAATGATCGGTGCAGGTATTTTGCGGGTGAGTATTTTTTGTTTAATGATATTTGTAATCACTTCTAAAACATTCATGGATAGCACTAAAAATTACAGTAATACAAATGCTATTCAAGAACAAGTTTTAATAATACAAAAACAAATAACACAAAAAGAAAAAGATATTCGATATTACCGAGATGTAAAGCAATGGCCCAATACCGTTAGGCAACTTACAAGAGAAATGGATGATCTTGTAAAAAAGCTTATACAATTAAAAGAAAAACAAGCAGACGGTGCTACTGTAGAAGTTTCAGAACTTATTAGATATAAAGCCTATGGTAATGCTTTTTTCCGTGTTGTTTTATTATTCATATCTATTTTGATTACAAGACGAATTTTTTCTTTCTAAACGCCTTAAAAAATGATAGTATATTTATGGAAGGAGAAATATGTCATTATTAAATCCAAGAGATTTTTATAAGCCTTTTGAATACCCTCGTGCTTATGAGTATTTTGAAAAACAACAAAATGCCCACTGGCTACCTAGCGAAGTAGCCATGTCAAAAGATATCAATGACTGGACTCATAAATTAACAGAATCGGAAAGATCGGTCATTGGTCAGATTTTAAAATCATTTACTCAAACTGAAATTAGCGTAAATGAATATTGGGGAAGAAAAATAAGTAAATGGTTTCAAAAACCAGAGATCTGCATGATGGCTTCGGCATTTAGTTCAATGGAGAGCATTCACACAGTAGGCTATTCTTATTTAAATGACAGTCTCGGGCTGGATGATTATTCTGCATTTTTGCAAGACCCTACAGCAGTGGCTAAATTAGATGCATTAAAAAATGTAAAAGGAAAAAGCAAACAAGATATTGCCAGATCTCTTGCAGTATTTAGCGGATTTACCGAAGGAGTAAATCTATTCAGTTCTTTTGCAATTTTAATGAGTTTTTCTAGATTTAATTTACTAGAAGGAGTCGAAACAATCGTAAGCTGGTCTGTTCGAGATGAGTCGCTACATTCTGAAGCAGGGTGCTGGCTTTTTAGAACTTTTATTGAAGAAAACCCTGAGATATGGACTGATGAGCTTAAAAAAGATATTTACGATGCGGCTAGGCTTTCGGTAAAATTAGAGGATGATTTTATTGATAACGCATTTAGTCTTGGGAAAGTAAGAGGATTAGATCCAGTTGATCTTAAAAATTTCATTAGAATGAGAGCTAATGCAAAGTTACAAGATCTGGGTCTTAAAACTAATTGGAAAAATATTGATCAAGACTCTCTTAAAAGGATGGCATGGTTTGACGAACTAAGTGGCGGTACAAAATTTGCTGATTTTTTCGCAGGAAGAATTACAGATTATAGTCGTTCTAATTTTACAGTTGATAATTTGTTTGAAAAAGAGGATAAATAGTGGAACTGGATAAAGAATTAGAAAAATTAAAACAAACAGGAGGCGCTCCAGAGTGGATGACTTCTGCAGGATATATTACAATTTCAAAAGGATACAGACTTAAAGGCGAAACTCCTAAAGAAATGTATTTAAGAGTTGCTACTAGTGCGGCTAATTTTTTATACCAAAACTCCGAAAAGGTACTGGGATTAAAAAAGAAAGAAATGACGGACGTATTTTTTCAGGCAATGTGGAAAAATTGGCTATGCCCTGCTAGTCCTGTTCTATCAAATTTAGGCACTGATAGAGGATTGCCCATTTCTTGCTATGGTAATGATGCAGGTGATTCTGTACAAAGAATCATGGAATGTGCCACAGAGCTTGCTATGTTATCAAAAAATTCTGGTGGCGTAGGGATAAATTGGAGCAGAATCAGACCTAGAGGGTCTTTAATTAAAAACGGAGCAAACGGTGCTTCAGAAGGAATTATACCTTTTGCTAAAATCTATGATTCTGTGATAATAGGCATATCTCAAGGCTCCACTCGTCGAGGAGCTGCTTCTGGTAATTTAAATATTGAGCACGGAGATTGGCATGAATTTGTTCGTATGCGCAGGCCGGAAGGGGATGTGAATCGTCAGTGCGGTAATTTGCATCATTGTACAGTAATTGAAGATGAATTTATGCAAAAAGTAATAGACGGAGATCAGGTTTCTAGAGCTAAGTGGGCAGAACTTATGAAAGCTCGAATGGAAACGGGTGAGCCATATATAATGTTTAAAGATAATGTTAACAAAGCCAACCCAGTAGGGTATAAAAAACTGGGATTAGAAGTTGACATGACAAATATTTGTAGTGAAATTACTTTGTTTACAGATGATGATCATAGTTTTATTTGTTGTTTAGCTTCGCTTAATCTGGCAAATTATGATGAATGGAAAACACAAAAAATCCAAAATTTGTCTTTGCCTGAAATTACTACTGCTTTTTTAAATGGAGTATTGAATGAGTTTATCAACAAAGCTCAAACAATGTTCGGGCTAGATAAAGTAGTTCGTCATGCTCTTAAGGGGCGAGCAATTGGCATTGGAGTCCTAGGATGGCACACTCTTTTGCAAGCTAAAAATATGTCTTTTGAATCGTTTCCAACCATGATGCTGAATGGTGAGATTTTTAATTTTATTCATAAAGAAGCCATCCAAGCATCTAAGGACCTGGCAAAAACTTTTGGAGAGCCTGAATGGTGCAAAGGGAGCGGTATGTATAATTCGCATTTAATTGCAATTGCACCTACTAGGTCTAATTCGATTATATCTGGAGATGTGTCACCAGGTATCGAGCCAATAATTGCGAATGCTTATGTCGACAAAACAGCTAAAGGAACTTTTATTAGGAAAAATCCTTTTCTTATGCTATTATTAGAAAAATATGAAAAAAATAACGACAAAATATGGAAAGATATTGCTAGAAAAAACGGATCGGTTCAACATCTTGAGTTTTTGTCTGAAAACGAAAAAAATGTATTCAAAACAGCATATGAGATTAATCAAATGGCAATAATTACACAAGCAGCACAGAGACAGCAATTTGTATGCCAATCGCAGAGTTTAAATTTATTTTTTCCTACAGAAGTAAAGCCTAGTTATTTTAATAAAGTACATATTGAAGCTTGGAAAATGGGAATTAAGACATTGTATTATTGCAGATCTAAATCCGGCATTCAGGCGGATATAGCAAATAGAAATGAAGAATGTGCTTCTTGTGAATCTTAATTATGATACTATGTGTTTAAGAGGTGTATATGAGTCAATTTGATAGAAATTTTTGGGATAGAGTAGATGATGAAGATTTAACAACAACAGAAGAAGACTATGAATACTTTTCGGAAGAAGAATCTGATTCCTATGATTTAGATGAATCTGAAGAAATGCAAGATTTATTAGATATACAGGAAGTTTCAGTAGTAGATAATGCCAGAATCCGACTTGAGCAAGGTCGTTTATATGAAATGCTAATAAAACACAATCTATTTGATGGGGTAGATGCGATGCCTCAGGCAGTAGCTAAGGTTCAATCTGAAATAAAAGAATTTATTATTGAAAGATTGGAGATTCTTTTAGGAATGAGATCAGAAAAACAAAAAGAAGTTCATCAGATAATTAAAGAATCTCAATTTAATGAGTTGGAAGTTCAAGCATTAAAAATGATTGCCAGCAAAGTAACTAAAGGCGCTTCTGAAACAGCTCCGATTACTTCTGAAAAACCTAAAAACGAGCTTAATGCTATAAAAAGTTCAGCCACAGGTAGGTCAGAATTAAATATTGTTAAAAAAACACCTCCCCCTGTAGCTGTTCAAAAAAAAACTCATAAACAGATTCCCGTAAAAAAATCTATTAATAAGGAACTAGTTAAAAAAACAAAAGAAGAGGATCTTCGAAATATGTCGCCTGATGCAATTGCTAAAAAAGATATGAAATATATTAATTCATTAAAAGAAATGTCCCTATCAGAAGCTAATAAAATTGTATCAGAAAGACACTCTAGACCTCGACCAACTATCAAAATGGATCAAGAATCAATCAATAGACACTACACCGCTAAGATGGCAGTTAATGAAGAAGCACAATCATTTATGACCCTGTTAGCAATGGCAAAAAGAAAATAAAGGAGAACACAATGCGACCAGAAGAAAAACTACAGAAATCAAAAGAGAAACTTGAGAATTTGACAGAACAATCATTAATAACAGCCCGAAGAGTGGGTGAGATGGAATTAATTCTCTATAATATTGCTAGAGAAAATGAAATCTTAAAAGATGCTTTGCAATTATTACATGAAAAACTAGATGCTGTAATTATTCTGCAAAACAGAAATTTGCCATTAAATGATGATAATATAAATGAAGCTGTTGTTGAAATGAAAGAAAATTCTTTAAAAGAAAGAGTAACAGAAATGCTACAACAAGGATCTATTACGCCAGTCGACACTGTGGGCGAAGATTCTTTGATTGTTAGTCGTGAACTAAACAAAGAAGGCAAAGTAGAAAACCCTAGACTCCAGTTTCTTGTGGGTCGTCTTATTGATGAACTTAAATCAAAATTTGTAGGGAAAAAAGTAGGAGATTTAATTCAAGGCGAAGAAAGTAAGTTAGATATTGAAATTATGGAAGTCTATGACTTAGTGCCTAAAAGCCTAGGTAAAATCGATGCTAACAATGATTTACCATTAGAACAGACTAACCAGGACTCCTAAATGAAGTTTACAGAAGATGAAATTGCTTTTATTCTAAATCAAAAAAGCATTGGTCGCAGAGGTTTTGACGAAATTGCAATGCTTTTAAATGAAAATTTTGATTTACAGAAAAAAGTAACCGGGATTGATGTCAAACAATGTTGGGAAAAATATAAAAACAATCCTGACCAGTTGACCCATGGGATAAAAACCTTAAAAGATATTGCCAGAATCAAGAAAAGCAATTCTTTTACTTCTAAAGAAAATCGTACAATCCTTCAATTATGGAATGATCGAGATGATATTTTAGATGCAATAAAAAATGCCGCTAAAGATATCAATAAAATTAAAATTAAACCTATTAAAAATGTTAAAAAAACCACCAAGCTGGGTATTACGAAAGAGCTTCTTTTGTCAGACATTCACTTTGGTAAAAAAACAGATAAGTTTAATTTAGATATTTGTAAGCAAAGACTGGAAGAGGTAGTACACGCCACCATTGGAGAAATTGAACGAGATAGTAAAGAATATAACATTGATGAAATAGTTATAGCTTTATTGGGAGATATAATTGAAAACTATTCAATGCATGTTTTAGAATCAGCCAAAGGGTGTGAGTTTGGAAATGCTAGACAAATTTATGAAGCAACTATAAATTTATTTAAAATAGTAATTCTCCCGCTCAGTCAGCTCGGAATCAAAATAAGAGTCGTATGTGTCACGGGCAATCATGACAGAGATGGGTCTGATAGAACTTATCACAATCCAGGGGAAGAAAATTTTACCCATATTATCTATCATACTCTTAAAAATTTTTCAGAGTTCTCTGGCCTAAAAAATATTAAATTTATAATTCCCAAAGAACCCTGGGCAATAATTGAAATCTATGGTAATATTGTTTTATATGAACATTATGACAATTGTAAGAATGCAGACAGAAAAGGGTTAGAAGCTCTTATGACAAAAAGGGCTAATCAATTATCTATAAGCATTGATTATATGAGAGGAGGTCACTATCACGAACCTACTAGCTTTAGAAACGGTCGTATGCAAATTAACGGATGTTTAACCGGAAATGATAGTTTTGCTTCGGTACTAGGGTTTAATGCCGAAGCCTCTCAGACGTTGAATACTTTTGCTAATTCTAAAAATAGAAGATATAAAATGTATAGAAGTTTTAATATTTTACTTGAATAATACAATAAAATCAATGACTTATAGGTTTATTGATGGAATTAATCTTTATAATAAGAGATATTTTTTTAAGGAGAATTAGTGGGAAGAAGTCATAAAAGATATAAAAATACATCTTACCCTGAGGAAAAAGAAGGAAATATTAGAGATACTAATAAAAAATTAAAAGCGGAAATAAAAAATTTAAAGAAAATTATTAAAAATTTAGAATCACAAAATAAAACTTTAAATAGATCTTTTAATAAAAGTTGTGATTTTATAAATGATACGCTTTATGACAAAAATGTTGAAGATATAATAGAAATGGTTAATGAATCAGATCAAAAAAAATCTGAGGAAAATAAAAGAAAAGAAGAAGCTATAAAAAAAGAAAAAAAGCTTACAATAGAAAAGGAGTGTCCTAAATGTTTTACAACGGAAGGGAAGGGGTTTAAAATTATAAATTTTAATACCTTCAAAGTACAAACCTGCGTTTGCGGGTATAGAGCTAGGATAAATGAGGAAAATGAAGGAATCGAAAGAAGTTAAAACACTAAGAAGTAAACTGCTGGGAATGGAGCTAGAATTGAATCTACTTTCTAAGGATCTTGAACGTTTTAATTTTGAATTAATTTACAATGAAAAGATGCTCAAAATAACTTTAGAAAATTTGGATTTTTTAAAAACATCAAATGCTACGATATCTTTAACAGAATATAAAAAAATAAAACAACAGAAAAAATTAGTAGAAATGAGAATTAAGTATTATAAACAAAAAATACAACCATTGGAGCAAATGCTTAATAGAAAGGAAGATACTCACAAAAAAGAAATGGAAAGATTTGAATATTTGTACAGAATGCAATTTAAAAATAATATATTGGAGTTCCCTTGTGATAGACGAAAAAAAGCATAAATTAACGCAAGAAGAAGATTATATAGATTGTCCTAAATTTAATAATAGCATTAGGCAATTAATTGAAAAAAATCCAGAAGGGGTTGACGATGAAACAATCGCTAAAGTTCTGAATATGTCCTCTGAGGAAGTTGAAAAAATATATCAAAACGCAATAAAAAAACTTCAAAAATCTTTAGAAAGTTAATAAAAATCATTAATTTATAAACAAAAACCCTGTTCTTGACAGGGTTTTTTTTATATGATAGTATAAGCCAAAGGCGGTCATGATGATGTACCTTGGATTTGATTTAGAGACAGGCGGATTTGATAAAAAACGCCACACTATTACAGAGGCTTATTTTGCAGTTTGGGACGAAAACTGGACATTACTCAATGATCTTCATCTTTATTTAAAGAATGATAAAGGAGAAGTGATTGGGGAGGAAGAGGCTTTCAGGATATCCGGTATTAATCGGGAAGAATTGCTTGCAAACCCTAATACTCTGACTTATTCTGAAGGAAGAATAAAATTATTAAACATGCTAGAACAGCATAAAATACCCGGCAAGAGGGTTCATTACAAATTACTCGGACAAAATATTGCAGGATTTGATATTCCATTCATGGAAGAGCAAGGATTTTTCACAAATGTTCATTTAAAAAAGGCTGGAATTACACATAATCCTATTGATACGACCTTAATAGTCACATGGCTAAAAGATATGGAAATACTACCATCAAATATTGGAAGTCTAGGAACCTTAGTTGAATATTTCGGTCTTCCTAAGGGAACTGCCCATCGTGCCAAAGATGACGTTCATATGCAAAAAGATGTGTATGTTAAGTTATGTGAATTATTTAAAAATAATTCTATTAATAATCTAAAACAAAATAGTGATGATTTATTAAAAATAGTCGAATTATAGTATTTAAAAAAGATTTTAATGAAAAATTTCATAACACCAAATTCCCATCCATCTAGTTTTCTTACCGGCTCTACATTAGAATCAATGATAGATAAAGCAAAAGAGCTTAACACTGGGTACTATGTTTGTACAGACAATGGATATTTGACAGATACATTAAAAGCATATAATTATGCAAATAAAAAAGGACTAAAGCCGATCCTGGGATGCGAGCTTTATGTGATATTGGGCAGTCTTAGATTAGGACAAAAGAAAGCTTCTGAAAAAATTAAATACTTTACTATTACTATTCATGCAAAAAATCAGGAAGCTTATCAATTTTTGATTAAAAAAATATCAGATAAAAAAAGAAAAACAATTAAAATTTTAGATCACGATTACCCAGTTTTTGATTGGAATGATATTTCTGATTTTGCCGAAGAAGATTTTACAGCAGTAATCGGCGGTCCTCAGTGTATTGTTTGTAAAAATCTTTTAACAGGGGATAAAGATTTTGCTGAAGCAATTTTTTTAGAATTAAAAAATAAATTTAAAAATAATTTTTATTCCTCGATTATACCTATGGAGTTCAATAAAAAATGGGTAACATCAAGCGCATTTACGTTTAATAACGGGCAATCTGTAATACTAAACTCATCAATATTAGCAGAAACAGATCGAGCTATTAATTTTCGTGTTTCGCTAGAGGATGTGGCAAATAAACCAGAACTCCACGGGACTATCCGCAAGATTTATGTAGATGGAATTGGGTACAATGTAAATAAAAAAATTTTATCTGCTCAAAATTATAAAGAATTTAAAACAATTAATGAAGATATTTTTGAAAAATATAATTCATTTATTACAAAAATTTCTAAAAAATATGATGTTAAAATTTTAATTAATGATTATTCCTATTTTGCACATAAAGATGATCAATTAGTTCAAAACTTAAAATTGGGAGAAGAAATAAGACTTTCTACTCAAAATTTTATGAAAAATTCTCATGAAGCATGCTCATATTTACTTAAATATTATTCTTCTCAAGAAATAGAAAAATTTATTCAAAATAGTTACGAGTGGGCCGGTAATTTTGATAATTTTAAATTAAAATATGAATATAGACTTGTAAAAGAGTCAAATAATTCCTTACAAAGTACAATGGATCTCATCAAGAAGATTGGTAGATTTGATATTAATAATATTGAGCATAGAAAACGTTTAAAATATGAGATTGATGTTATTCATGGAAATGGAGTTGTAGATCTATTGCCTTACTTTTTTCCAATAAGCAAAGCTTTAAACTACTACACTGATAACGGGAGAGTTGTTGGACCTGCCCGAGGATCTGGGGGAGGTAGTTTTCTTATGTATTGCATGGGAATTACTCAAATTAATCCGCTAAAATACGGCCTATATTTTTCTCGATTTCTTACCTTGGGACGTATTCAAAAAGGTACTCTTCCAGATGTTGATGTTGATTTGCCTGATAGAGAACTTCTAGTTAAAGAAGGCGGTTTTTTAGATTTAAATTATAGAGATCGATGGGCGCAGATATCTATTAGAACTTTGATGAAATTAAAATCTGCCATCAGAGATGTTAATAGATTTAAAAAAGGTAAAGTAGAAGATGAGATAGAGACATTTGCCAAAAATTTGGAGGCAACACCTCAAGGTATTTCAGACAAAGACTTTGTATTTGGATATGAGGATACTCCAGGATTAATTGATCGAGATCCTAAATTGCGTGATTATATAAACAAAAGACCTGAAGAATGGGAAATAGTTAAAAAAACTCTAGGAGTTCCTCGTCAACATGGTAGACATGCTTCTGCGTTTGTGATTTCTGATATATTAATTAATGACGTTATTCCTACAATGAAAGTATCTGATTCGGAAAACATAACACAATATGAAGCAAAAGAGGTAGAAGCTGCCGGTCTTATTAAATATGATTTTCTTGTAGTAAAATGTTTAAATGATATTGAACTTGCAATTAAATATATTAATCAAAAAAATGGCGGAATTGATTTAAAAGCAGGGTATTTTATACATAATAACAAAAATACCTATATATGGGATTTGGATGAAGAATCTGATGTTTTTGATATGCTTGCAGAAGGTAAAACTGAAACCGTATTTCAATTAAATACAAGTTCCGTTACACCTTTTGTTCAAAGTATGATGCCTAAATCTGTTGAAGATTGTGCTGTTGTAACTTCTCTTGTCCGTCCAGGTCCTCTTGAATTTATTGACGAAAGAACAGGTCGCAATATGGCGGAGGAATATGTAGAAAGAAGACAAGGAAGAAGTAAAGGAGAAATGCCTATTCTAGACGATCTTTTACCGGAAACTTACGGGATTATGGTATATCAAGAACAAATTACCAAAGTTACTAAAGAACTGACAGGCTGGGATGATGAAAAGGCCGAAGACGTTCGTATTGCAGTGGGTAAAAAACAAGCCAAGATGATCGATGAACTTCGGCCTCAATTCATCGAAGCAGCAGCCAGACAGGGGCGGGTTAATGCAGATACTGCAGAAATCGTATGGTCAATGATCGAAAAGTTTGGTAGGTACGGATTCAATAAATCGCATGCGGTGGCTTATTCATTGATTGCATATGCTTGCGCTTATCTAAAACATCATTATCCTCTAGAATGGTGGGCGGCAGTATTGTCAAATGCTGAAGAAAAAGAAATCACGGAGATTCTTTGGCCGCATGTTAAAGATATATTATCTCCTCCTGATATTAATTTATCCAGAGAAGAAATCGTGATTGATTATGAAACAGGCACTCTTAGAAATAAACTATCTGTTCTTAGAGGCCTAGGTGTAAAAGTTGCTCAAAATATTATTGATAACAGACCATACTTGACGATTGACGACCTGGTTACTAAAGAAGTAGTCGGCCCATCTCTTGTAAGGAGTTTAATCCATGTGGGCGTTATGGATAGTCTTTTTTCAAAAAATACTAATTTAATGGAAAAAATGCAACAATTTGAAAATGCCTTAAGTGCTTGGGAATACAAGAAAAAAATGCATGAAAAATCTTTAAAAGAGCTTGATCTAAATTTAGATTTATTAAGCTTTATCGAAGCTGCTAAAGCACATTCTTTGACTAAGAGGTGTCGTCATAAAATACCAGAAGGCAAAATTGATTTAAAATATGCTTTTATGAATCCTATTAAGGATTATATTCTTAAAAAATCTATTTTCCCTACCATGCCAGTAAAGTTGTATGATGTTATTAAAAATAATACTAAAAATGTACGCATGATCTCTTCAAATGAAAATAGCTATATAATTAGCAAAAAACACGGAGAAGTCAGGCTAATCAATGGTAAAACATTTCAAAATATAAAAGATATACCATGTCAACCTAATAATAAAAAAATTATAAACTTCTGTATAGCGGGATATGTTGTTGAATCTAAAGAATTTTCTTATAAAGCAGGCCAAAAAAAGGCTCTAAAAATGATCGTAGATATAGATGGACATATAGAAGAATTTGTACAGTGGCCAGATTACGAGACTGGTATTTTAAAATATCCAGAAAATTTAAAGAAAAATTCTGTTATATTCTTGTTTTTACATAGAAAAATGGATAAAGAAAAATATCATACAAATATTGATGAAATTATTGTAGAAGATATTTTTTAATTTTATGTTGACTAACTTTTTTCTTTATGATAGTATAGGATGGGGTTCTTTAAATGGATGATAAATTTAAATTAGAAGAAAAAATTGTTTGTAAAAATTGTGTAATAAATACTTACATTGCTAAAGATGAAAAAAATTACATATTAGAAATAAATTATTTGCAAGGAAAATTTGTTTCTGAAAAAATCTTTACGAACGATCTGACCGGTGTAGAGCTTATGGAAGAAGCCAAGGATCTTTTTAAAACAGAATATGATATTAAAGGATATTTCGGGATTATTTAAAGGAGAAAAATAATGAGCTTATCTACAATTTTAGATGAAATTAATCAACAAAAACAAATTGCACAACAAGATTTGGATGTCGTAAATCCACGGGCTTTGACTTACAAGAAAGGCCAGGTCAATAGTGCTAAACAAAAATTAGAAAATCTTTATGTTGATTATAAAAATGAATTATTAAAGAATGCAGTATTCATTCTGGTAACAGGAGATCAATCTGAGAGTTTTGCTTCGATTGCAGAAGAAAAATTTAAATGTTTTTCAGCAGATGGCAAAGCTATGTTTAAAGAAATAGTAGATAAAATAAGTCCTGAATTATACAAAAATAAAAAGATCAATTCATTTACGTTTGAAGTGATTGGCAATATTTTAGAAGATAAAATGAAAACACTTGATATAAATGCTTATAATCAGCTTATATTTGATACAAAGTATTCTCGTATAATAAAAGATAAAAGCGAAATGCTAGATACAGTAACTTCAGCAGTGGTCGATATTGTAGGAAGTGAAGTAGTAGGGTTGGACGCTTTGGAAAGAATTACGGAAAAAGCTGTTAACAAAAATTATAAGTCAAAAATTGTACCAATCCTCATTCAAAGTCAAGATGAAAGTTTTATTGTAAGTATTACAGAAGGATTAAAACGCCTAAACCCAAGGGTAATCAAAGTTCTTGCGGGTAAAACTGAAACTGATTTAAAAACAAAAATTTCACTTGAAGAAGTGGATGAAAAAAATGTAGAAGAAACCCTAAAAACAATTGCATTAAATGCACAAGGAGAAAAGGCATGAAATTAGGAACCCCAAAATACGAACAGAGTAAGAAAAATTATTTTTCTTTCAAAAAGAATCAAAACACATTTATTTTACGAGTTCTTCCCCCTATGGGAAATCTTGCAGACTCAGGTAAGTGGTCAATTTACCACAGAGTAGAGTTTGGCTACACAGGAACGGATGGCAGATTACGACCATTTTTATCGCCTCGAGTTGTTAATTATAACGGCATGGTTGAGGTTGAATCTGAGACATACAAAAGAAGAGAATCTATAAAAACCCAACAGGCTCAGGCTAAAAAAAATGGGAATTCTGTTTTAGTAGAAACATGTACTAAGATGCTTCAAAAATACAACCAAGATGCCAAGCATCATATGAATGTTATTGATTTACAAGGCAATGTAGGGTTATTTAAAATAGGACATAAAGGATTTCAAGCGCTCAAGGCAGAGGTTGATCGCCTCCGTTCCGAAGGGATTGACCCTATCGGGGTAGAAAATGGACGTTTTTTTGTATTTAGCCGGTCGGGGTCGGGTCGAGATACTCTTTATACTGTTAATGAATATAAACAAAAACAAGAGATTTCTACACCCACGGGCAAAGTGGTAGCTATGCTAGATTTCCCTCACTCTATCAATGAATCGGTTATGGCCAAGCTTTCAACTGACGCATTTGAATTAGATAAAATCTATCCGACTGTGACTCCTGACGAAGAGTACAGAATTGTACACGAAGGAGCCGCAGCGGTAGACGAAATTCTGGGATCTAAAAAAACTAAACCAGAGGGTGATTCTAAAGCGACAGGAACTACTGCAACTGCTGTAGCATCTTCCGAAACAGTTCCTACAGTAGATCTTGTTAAAAAATCTTCTCCTCCAGTTAGCGAGGACTCTTTTTACGAGGACGAAGAAGAAACCGCAGTAAATTTTAGTGGTTTTTCAGATGTTACAGACATGAGTGAAGAAGATTTTTTTAAAAAAGTTGAAAGTGGTAATTTTTAATGTCAGACACAAAAAAAGGGACGATGCTTGTCGTCCCTGCTTTTAAACATTGCAAAGAACTCAGGATAGATACGACTAGCTGGGAAATAGCTAAGACTCGTATGAGCGAAGTTCAGCATTTAGTTCCTTCAAATTATTCTAGTCTTGAATTTACCTTTCAAGAAGCTTGGAGAGAAACTAGACGGAACGCTATTATGACAGAAGATGCAATAAAAAAAGCTTTGCAAAATATAGAAGAAATTAAAGCTGATATAATTTTAACAGAAATACCACGGCTTTTAGACGAGATGCCTAAGAATGCAAATAATACTGATTTTAGAAAAGCAGTAATTACTAAAAATGAAGACCATAAGCAGGCTAATGAGCATTTAGAAAAGCTGCAATCAATTTTAGCACATTTAGAATCAAATATGAAGGTTATGGAAAATACTTCAAGATTTTTAAAAAAACAAATGGATTACATTATCCGCAGCGGTAGTGTAGGTCCTAGATAAGGGGAAAATATGGCTGAAAATAAATGGTTAAAACAATTAAGAAAACACGATGCTTATGTAGAACATAATTATGATGCTTTTGCGTCTAAAAATTGTATTTATACACCTAGTCCGTACATGAATTGGATTTTTGCAAATAAATCACATGGCATACCCAAGGGATCGGGTGTTTTGCTTTATTCCGAGCCTAAAGCGGGTAAATCTTTGCTTTCTCAGGCAATTGCTGCACAGCTTCATCAAGATGATCCTGAAGGAATTGTTATGTATTTTTCTACAGAATATAAAGGTAAATTTCAAAAAGGTTTTTTTGCAGGAATCGATCCTGATCGTCTATTAATCTATGATACATCAGATCCGAAGGATATTTTTGATTATTTAGCATATGAAGTACAACCTCTCGTTCAAGATGGGATGCCACTAAGAATGGTTATAATTGATTCTATTACAGGAATAGGAGGAGTTAAAGCTCAGGGAAGATCTGTAGAAGATCATTTGATTGGAGACAAAGCTCTAACCATTACTCGAGGTCTGGATCAGATTATACCTTTTTTTAAAAAAAATAGCATTACATACATAACCGTGGCTCAGGTTAGAATGAATATTGGGGCGCATTATGGTCCAGATGTAAAGGCTGCTGTTCCTAAAGCCTGTGAGCATAATCATGAATATTTTATTTCTGTAAAAAGAGCGGGATCTGCAGATGACAAGAAGGATCTGGCAGGAAATGCTTTTGAAGGAGAAACAAAAGATGCTAGAGGAAACAAAGATTTGACCGGACATAAGATATATGTTAAAATGGAACTCAGCTCTCTTGGAAGCGGAGGAAGATCTGCTAAAATTACTGTAGATTACAAAAAAGGATTCATTAATCAACATGAAGAAATTTTTGAACTAGGAGTAAACACAGGGGTACTAACTAGGCCTAATAATCGTGTTTATGAATTCCAAGGAATTTCATATGATGGTAAAAACGCCATGGCTGATGCTATTAAAAACAACCCCGGCCTGGGAGAAGCAATACTAGATGAAGTAAAATTATTAGATTCATAAAGGAAAGAATATGGTTGATTTTTTAAGAAAATTAGAAGACATGGAAGTAGAGCAAAAGAAAAAAATTAATTCTAATGATTATTTTGAATTAGTTTACCTAAGGCATAGATATTTTAGAAAATCTACAAACCCTACTCCTGAAAGATTAAAGCAATTTGAAGAAATGATCTGCAATATTTCTCATAAAATTTATTATAGAAATATTGCTATATTTAAAACCATAGGATTTGAAAATGAGGATTTAAAGAATATTGGTAGAGTTAATACAGTATCTTTCATATCTATGGGTGGGTTAAAAGAAAACCCTCATTTAATGGAAAGATTTATTCATGATCATAAAGAGAAATACGGACAAGAAAGCGAGCCTACTGACCGTGATATATTTTTAAGAGAATGTTATAATCTTTCTAAATATCTAAATCAACGTCTTCAAGAAGTTGCAAAATTTTGTCAAATTAAAAGCGCAAATATTATAGGAGATAAGGCTAAAAAGATCTATTTCATAGGATCTCCAGAAAAAAATCCTAGCGACGATGATTTAATCATGTCGCCAGAAGCTTTCGGATTTAAAAAAATTAGAGAAGCGCAATTTAAAAAAATGTTTAAAGATCTAAAAATACTAGACAAAACGCACTTCCTAACCTCTGAGGGGTCGGTAATTAGGGTTATTCATAAGGCTCCAAACCATCTCGCCATTGAAGATTTTTATAAAGAGACTAGTGATAATGAGTCAAATTTAAATCCTGAAGAGCTAATGATACGTAGAGAAAGTTTAATAACAAACAAAAAAATTTCCTCAAGAAAAAAAACATGATATTATAGGTAACTATGGCTGATAATGTTGAAAAAGAAAGTCCTGAAGAATTTTTTAATAAAGTTAATGATGCTTATGAAAAAAGCACCAAAACTCAGCTTTTGATCGATGAGAACAAAGAACTTCAAGCTCATATCTATAATGCTAAATTAAAAATTCAAAAAAATGAAATTGATAAAATTTCTAAAATCCACAGTAATCTAGAAAAAGAAGATCTAACAGCGAGGGGTTTTGATAAACAAAAAATGTTGAGAGACATTGAGGATAGAAAAAATGCTGTTATTTTTTTAAATGAAAAAATATCAAAACATTTTATTGCCGCTCCAGGAAGTTTGATTGTTATTCCTTCAATGACAAACAATGGTAAATCTACTCTTACGGCACATATAGCCGAGGCAATAGTCAATCAAAATAAAAAAGTGTTAATTCTTTCTAATGAAGAAAAAGAAGAGGATGTCAGAGCTAGGATTAGCTGTCTTAGAACAAAAGTCTCATTTGGCGATTATAAAACAAATAAATGCACAATGGAAGAGATTGAAAAAGTACTAGATGATGCGGAATTTTTATCAAAAGACGCTAAACTTGTTGTAATTTCTCCTAAAAACGAGGCTGATGCATATAAAGTTACCACCGTAAAAGGCGTTATGGCTACTTTAGAAAAAGCTAAAGGTAAATTTGACACAGTTATTATCGATTACTATACCAACGTAAATATTAGTGAAGTCGGCACTCAGGACCCCTGGACCGTAAACAATGCTCTTGCCAGTGAGCTTAACGTTTTTAAAGACTCCTCACCTTTTCCAATTATAGCGATGGCTCAGTGTGAAAGTTTAAGAAATGAAAAAAATAAACAAGAGCTGGATGATGCTGATTTTGAGTCCCAACACCCGATGTATAGATGGAAGGGCGGTAAATCAATTATTATTTATGCTACTGATATTATTGAGCTTAAAAAAGATTTTGAAAATAGTAGATCCTATCTCTACGCTCACAAGGTCAGATTTGGTCATGGAGATCTGTTAAGAGGGCATGTTCTTTACTTTGATAAAAAAATGCAAAGATTTTCAGAATGGACCCCTCAAATTGATGCTCAAATTACTGCTTCAAAAGCAATAAGACAAACAAAAGAACAAAGTATGCAAATAGGATTGGCCGAAGTATTTAATAATAAAAAATGAAAGAAATAACTAAAAAATTTTTAAATCTTTTTTTTAATCCCGGAGAAGAAATTTGTTTTTCTTCAAATAAATATGCCCGTCCTAGCGAAATACAAGAAAATTTAAATGAGGAACAAACTGTCTTGGTAGCAATCAATCCTATTAAAGGGCAGAGAAATGACGAAAATGTTACAGCATACAGAACATTTATGATAGAATGCGATGATGAATCTCTTGAAGATCAATGGAAATATATTAAAAATATCGGATTTCCTTATTCTTATTGTTGTTTCTCGGGCAATAAATCTTTACATTTTGCTCTCGTTCTTGATCACGATATTCCTAGTTCCCATATCTATAGACACACGTACCAGTGGATTTTAAATATTCTTGCCAAGGCTGACCAGAAGACCAAAAACCCGAGTCGGAGTATTCGTTTTCCAGGAACAAGAAGATCTGATACAGGCAAAGAACAAAGGCTTCTTTATATGGGAGAAAGAATAAAACTCGAAAAATTGAGCGAGTGGCTAAATAAACATATTGATAAGCAACCTAAATCTTTGTTTAGAAATGTAGAAAAAAGTTCTGTTCCTAATTTTAAAGGAATTAAACCCTGGGTTATACAGGCTCTTAAAAAAGGTATTCATAATATGGAAGGATCTAGAAATCAGAGGTGGATGTCTATAGGGTGTGAGCTTGCCTTAAATGGGTATGATTTGGATTCTACAATACTTTATTTAGAAAAATTTTTTGAAGAGCAGTCTGATTTCAAAGAAAGAGAATGGCTAACAGCCGTTAAATCCGGATGGAATTATGCCGATAAAGTAACGAGATAAATATGAGTGATGATTTAGATGTTTATCATAAATTTAAAAAAGATGACGTTGACCAGTTTATGGACAATCACATCTACCTCCCTACTAGAACCATTTATATGGGCAGTATGAGCAGTTCTGACGATGAAGGAGAAAGCGGCACAGATTACTACATGGCTGAAACTGTTGTCAAAGCCCTGCACATTCTGGATAATCAAGATGCTGTTTCTATGAAAGGTGAAAAGCCTATCAATATTATAATGAATAATGTAGGGGGAGAGATCTATCACGGAATGGCTATTTATGATGCTGTTGCAAATTGTAAAAATCATGTTACAATAAGAGTATACGGACATGCAATGTCGATGGGGTCTGTGATTTTGCAATCGGCTGATCATAGAGTTATGACAAGACATTCAAGAATAATGATACATTACGGAACCTTTGGTATGCATCAACATACTAAAATTGTTTATAAATGGGCAAATGAAACAAAAAAATTTGATCAATTAATGGAAGATATATATCTCGATAAAATTAATAATAGAAAAATAACTTTAGAGAAATATCTTACACTGATTGGCAAGGAATCAGAAATCCCTCAAGGTAATGCAAAAAATAAAAAAATAGCAATTGGAAGAAAAGAACTTCAAGAAATGCTTAATTTTGATACTATAATAGATGCGGATACTGCCTTGGAACTTAATTTGATCGATAAAATAGAGGATAAAAATGTCTGAAAAAAATCTAGGGATTCTTATTTTCACATTCCTCATAATAATCAATCTGGCTGGCTTTATATATTTTAGTATAATTATTTATAAAAATATAAAACTAAGAAGGCAACAAGCTAAGAAAATCAATGAATTAGAATCTAAAAAATGCAAAGGACCACACTCCTGGATCAATATGAGTGTAGACGGTTCTAGAACACATGTTTGTAAAAAATGCTATTTTAGCCCTAGTCATGATGGTTTTGTTAAACAAAGCTTTGTTCAAGAAGCAATTTATACAGAACAATTTGATATTCAATATAAGGAATATTTTGATAAAAAAATTCAAGAACTAGCATTTTTTTATGAAATGCCGATTGACAAGCTTGCGGAAATAGGAGAAAAAATTATACAAATAAAAAAAGATTTTGCGTTTGAATATATTAAAAAAATGATGGAAGAAGTAAGTCAGGGCGTGGAGAAAGAATAGTGACAGAGGAATTTAAATTTTGTTGGGGAGAGCCTTATTGTGTTAAGGAAGCTTTAAAACATTATTATAAAAAGAAATATCACGCATACGTGGATATAGAGTCAATAAAATACCAGCCTTACGATGGTGATCCTGAATTAATTAGATTAACCAAGCAATTTGTCAAAGAAACAACGGGCATAGATTACAAACACTTAATAATAACAAACGGAACGACCAGCGCTTTAAACATAGTATTAAGATCCTTACAGCGCAAACATGGTTATAAAATTTGTTATATACACAAATATCATTTTTCTTTTTATCCAACTATAATTAGTAAAAATAATTATCAGCAAAAAATAGGGTTATATCAAAATCATGAATCCGAACTAAGCGAAAAAAATGTACTAGGCATGGTAGACAGTCCTTCGAACCCTATGGGAGATTTTCTTTTATATACGGATAATTACAATAACATTATATGGGATAGTGTTTATCATAATCCTGTTTTCATTAATACCATTCCGGTAAAACCTGATCATAGAGCAAATTGCGGTTCATACAGCAAGTGCTTCGGTATTACAGGAGCCAGGGTGGGTTGGATTGCTACGAATAGTGATGAGGATTATTTATTATTTAAAGAAGAGAATATGTACGAAACTTGTTCTGTTTCATATCTTTCTCAAAACTTTGTTTTAGATCTAATGCAAAATACTGATATTGATGCTTTTATGAAATCTTCTCGTTATAGGGTAAATAATAATAGAGAAATGTTTGATAGAATATGCTATCTATTCGACGGTCAAGCTGTTCCTGAGAATGGTATGTTTTATGCAGTATGGGCATCTCCGTATACGATAAAATTACTAGACAAATTAAATGTTAAAACTATACAAATGGATGCGTTGGGAAATGATAAATTTTTAAGATTCAACCTAGCTCAGACAAATGATTTAACAAAAAGAGCAATTCGGTATATTATAAAAGAAGATGGAAAATAAACAAAAATGACCCGATTGAAAGATTTAATCAGGTCATTATCAGGAAAGATATGGATGAATTAAAAATTTTATTAGAACAGAATCCTAAGCTTAGAGTCTATCAAAATATGCTAGAGAAAGAAATGAATTCAGTGCCTGAAGAATATAGACTGGTCATATTGGCAAAACATATAGCTTGGAATCTTGAGGAACTAGAAACTGAATTAAAAATGTTACAATTAAAATTAATAAAATTAGGGAATATTCATGAAAGCAATAATTGAGTTTGATTTAGAAGATCCTTCTGATAAGCTTTCGCACAGAAGATGCACAAATGCCACCAATGCTTACATTGCGATACATGAATTTGATAACTTACTTAGAAAATATATAAAATACAATCACAGTATAGAAGAAGGAGCGGAGTGGGCGCTGCCTCTTGGATATCATGTTTTAACAAAAATAGAATCAGAATTAATATGGCATGTTATAAAACATATATCAATAGAATATCAAGATATTCTAGAAAATTTAAAAATTGATCTTAGGGATTTGGAATGAGAGTAAAACTTATATCTGTAACAAAACCTGTAGCAGAAGAAATCAAAAATATGTCGGCTGAAGAACTTACAGCATATGTAGCTCGTGTATCCAATCCATCGAACCAGTTCAATACTGAAACAGCACCAAAATTGCTCAAATACTGCATCAACCATAAACATTGGTCCATTTTTGAACATATTAGCCTAACAGTTGAAATTACTACAAGCAGGGCAATTGCGGCACAAATATTAAGACATAGAAGTTTTGTTTTTCAAGAATTTAGTCAACGATATGCTGAAGTTATAACGAATGAGTTGGTAGAAGCTAGAAGACAAGATATCAAAAATAGACAAAATTCTATTAATGATATGAGTGAAGAAGATAAAAAATGGTTTGAAAGACAACAAAAAAGATTATGGACAGAAGCTAAGGCAGAATATGATGAGGCAATAAGAAGAGGCATCGCCAAAGAGCAGGCAAGATTTCTACTTCCTCTCTCAACCCAAACCACACTATACATGACAGGAAATATAAGAAACTGGATTCATTATATCGAACTCAGGACAGAAAATGGCACTCAATTAGAACATGCAGACATAGCTAAGGAAATTAAAAATATTTTTATACAAGAATTTCCGGCAATTTCTGAAGCAAAGGAATGGAAACAATGTTAAAAAGAATTAAATTAAAAAATGTTTTATTGATATTGTTAGGAATATCAATGTTTACGATATTCTCTAATATATTATTTTATGTATTTTCAGTAATTCTTTTTGTACTAAATATGGCATCCAAAGTGGTTGGATCTATATTAATAGGGTGTAATTCTTATTATATATTAAAACAAATAAAAAATGATGAAGAAGATAATATGTTGGATGAAGATAAAAAATGAATATAAGAAAAATTGTATTAAAAGCTCATGATGGCAAAAGTGCAATTGTGTGCCAGGCTAGTGTATTTTTAAAAGATAAAAATATATTTTTCTATGGGAAAACCGATTCAGAAATCCTATCTATCGACGTTCCCGGATGGTTCAAAGATGCCATAGGCGAACTTAATTGGGAATACATTAAAAAGAAAATCAATGAGAAAGCTTCTGTTATTGATAACGGCGAAAATGGCATGGAACTCATTATAAATTATTAAATCCTTGACCAATCCGGAATTGTGGCATCTACACCTGTTTTTTGACAAAAAATATTAAATCCAGAACTCATATTCAAACCTCCTCCGTCACTTCTTTCAGCAAACCTAATATTTACAGATGATAAAGAATTTGAAGCTATACTTACAATAAAGCCATTTGTATATCCGGTGACAGTACAGTTCGGCGTTAAGGTAAAAAGCCCTGCTACAAAAGTGCAAGTGTAGCCAGTTCCGGGGGCGGTGCATGAAGAAATAAAGCCAAAACTTTCACCGATCACACCTCCAGCGCTTGGTATCCTTGCACTAAATACCGTCATATTAACTTCGCCATAAAAATAAGCTTTAAAAATATTTGAACTTGTATCTGTATAAAAAGCTCCTACTTTTTTATACTGAGTAAATCCCGTGGGAGATGTTGCCGAAGTAGACGCTACAAGTTTAATTGCATTACTACTTACTACTGTGTAAACATAGTAAAAAGTTGAAGCAGCAATCGTACCTGTATCAAGCCCGCCCGCTCCTGATGTAGCTGTATTTAAAGTTAAAGAACCTAGAGTGGCGGTTGTATTGCCAGTTTTTGTAAACTTTGCAATCTTGTCTTGTTCTAATAGATCCGATAA